AACGTCGCGTATATCAATGGCTCGGCGTCATACGTGAGCTACCTAGATACGATATGTAGCGACTACTCCAGCGGCTATTTAAATGCGAACGTCGCCGCGATCAACAGTAACGCGGGTAACGTAAGCAGCTTAGATTCGGCTTGCGGTGACTACTCCACTTATGGATTCAATGCCAATGTAAATTACATCGAATCCTCCGACGCGACCGACCAGATCGGTGACGCAGTCTGGGACGAAGAAGTTACGACCGGCCACACCACAGCAGACAGTGCAGGCGCTAAACTTAATTCGGCCGCAACCGGCGGAGGCGGAGGCGGCGGCGATGCAACCGAGGCCAAACAGGACACCATTATCGCGGCGATTGCCGTTGTCGATGCCGTTGTCGACAACATCATTATCGACACGGCGACGTTAGGCTCGCCGGTCGGCGCAGACTTCGCCGCCGACATTGCCGCAATCAAGGCCGAAACCGCCGTTATCGTTGCCGATACGAACGAGCTACAAACCGACGATATACCGACGACACTAGCGGCGATTCTCAGCGATACCAACGCAATTTTAATCGACACAGGAACCACAATACCGGCGACGATAACGACCGCCCAGAATGACCTCGACATAATTACGGGTGCTGACGGTGTGGTTCTACTATCAGCAACGCAGGCGAGTATCGACGCAATCGAAGCCGATACGAATGAATTGCAGACCGATGACATCCCAACGAACCTAGCGTCAATTCTCAGTGATACCAACGCGATCCTTGTCGATACAGCCACCCTAGACGGTCGCCTGACCTCCAGCCGAGCCGGGTACCTGGACAACCTCAACGTGGGCGGCCTGGTCGCCAGTAATGCCGACATAACCGGCATTACCCAGGCCCAGAGAGTCCGGATAATCGTCCCGCCGCAACTAGAGAGGCCTGGGGCCGCAACGACGGATTACCGGGTCCATATCCTGGCATACAACGAGCAGCACACCGCGGAGGATCTGGATTCGATCCCGACGGTGACAGCCGAGAACAACGCCGGTACCGATCGATCGGCCGCCCTGGGGACACCGACAAAGGTCCCCGCGACTACTGGCCAATACTACGTTGATTACACCGTGGACAATGCCGACGCCGTCGAGGGCCTGGTCTTCAAGGTGACAGCCACCGAGGGAGCCGTATCGACCATGTACGCAATGCCCACGACCGTCGTGGACACAATTTCCGTGGACTTCACAGCGTCCGACCGCACGCTACTAACGTCGATCACTGACAAACTTCCCTCAAAGCTCTACTTGACCGGAACCAGCAACGCCGACGGCGACATCCAACTGGATGAGGCCACCGGAGAGGCCGCCGTGGCATCATTCACGGTAGCAGCTAAAGCGGAGATCAACGCCGAAGTCGACAGCGCCCTGGCAGACTACGACGGCCCAACCCGCACCGAAGCTACGGCCGACAAGGATGAGATCCTGACACTACTGGGATCACCAGCTGGCGCAACTGTATCAATCGACCTGGCCGCACTGAAGGCTGAAACGGTCTTAATTCTGGCCGACACGACGGCCCTGGTCGCCGATGACGTTCCGGCCCTGATCGCCGCCCTGGCCAACCCGACGGCCGCCGCGATTGCTACCGCGGTCATTACGACCGCCATGGCCGAGAGCACAGCGGCTAAGGGAACGACTATGACAATCGCCCAGATCATGTACGAGATACGGGCCCGACTGATGGAGCAGGCCGTAGTCGGAACTACATTGACGATAAATCAGCTGGACGGCACGACACCGGCCGAGACGTTCACGCTAGACGACGCCACGACCCCCACATCGATCACAAGAGCAACGTAATGAGCATTGGGAACATAATCACGCTGGGATTCGGGGCAGGCGGTACACCTTCCCAGGTGATCACCATCGGATTCGCAGGCGCGGCCGCCGCGGTAACTCCCGCCAGGATATACAACCTGCAAAGTGCGATAAATTACCGCGAACACCTGAGATCTTACCAGGCCGCCACGGCTGGACTTCGCGCCACGACCGCCGAAACGGTAGACTTAATTAGTGCCACCGAGGTGACCGCCAACCAGCGAAGCATGATCGGAAGCAACGTAAACCTGAGATCTGAGGGATAAGATGGCCATCCAGACAAACGAGCCGGAAATCATCGAGAGAGTAGTAGGCGACCGCGATCCACTAGGCGCGTACCTCCGGGATAATACCGGCGCGAAAGTGGATCTAACCGGCCGGACAATTGTCTGCCGGTGGCTGGACATCACGGACGGCACGCAGACCGTAGCCGACGCCGCGACCGTCCCCGACGCCGACCAGGTGGCCAACATTGGCCTGGTGACATACTCCCCGGCAACCGCAGATGTAGCCACGGCGGGCACATTTGTTGTATATTTCATCGACACGACCGACGCAGTCGATATCCGATACCCTTACGACGGTGCGAAACTGACAATGCGAATCAAGTCAGAAGTAAGCCGGTAGCCAAAGGCCAGGCCCATGGGATACCCTCACACGCAATCGACCCAGATCACAATACCGATCTCGCTGGTTACGTCTACGAGCTTCGCAATTGACGGATTCAATGGCGGATCGTTCCAGCTTCCGTCGGCGATGACCGCCACGAATGTCGTCCGGCTGGAGACATCCAACGACAATACGAACTTTAAGCCGTTGTCGGACGGTTCTGGTGCGGCTGCCTACGCCCCAGCCCTAACGGTATTGACCGCCTACGCATTCCCGGCGGTCTTTTTTAACTTCCAGTACGGCCGGATTGTATTCGACGGAGCCGGGGAAGCGGCCGAAAGATCACTCGAGCTATTTCTGAGATCCGCGTAGTTAGCGACTCTAAACACTCCCCGCCAAGGATCCACGGCATGAACCATTACGAGACAATCCGCCAGTTGAACGCGCGAGAAGCGGAGATTCGCCAGGCCATCGACACATTTCTGGCCGATCATCACCACTGGCAGGATGACAAGAACGGCCGACCAGGCCACCCCGACGCCCAATGGTGGACGGCTTACGAGGTCCTGGTGAACACGATCGAAAACGGATCGATCCCCGAACGAGTCCAGAAAGAGGGCCTATATCGGGCGATCTCTGACCTGACCGACCAGGTGATGATATTCGACGCCGCCGACATCGGCGACATGCCTGGCCCCGATCTTTGGGCCGCCCTGGAGAACCTGGAGCGGAAGACGACCGCCTTTAGCTTGCCGCAGGTCAAACGACGGGAAACAGTCCGGGAGTTGGCCGACGCCAAGGTGCCGACCGAGCAGATCGCGCGGATGTACTGCCTCTTCCTCCCCGGCGGCACCAAGGGAGATGCTGGCCTGATCGCCCGCGAATTGCGAGAGCCTGGCTCCGTCATTGGACCGGATTGGGTTCACCCTGACGACGCCGCCGACGCCGCCGACCTCGAGAGGATCCTGGCCGCACCGGAAACCCTGGCCGTCGATCACGAAATACCGGAACGCGAACCGACCACGACGAAGGAAATCGAGGATATCTGGCTAATCGGCCGAGAGCCCGAAGGGACGCCGGTCGAGATCGCCCAGGCCGCTAAAATGCTTTACACGACGGTTGCCGAGATATCCCCGACCTGGAACGACCTGGACAGGAAAGAGGCCGAACGGGCCGCCGCACAGATGCCAGGAGCCCGCCCGATCGCCCCGACCCCAGAGACGGCCATCGCACCGGCCGCCAAGCCGAAGCCACCGGCCGACAAGCCGAAGCCACCGGCCGCCGAGGGGGAATTCACTGGGATCTCCACCGATGTCCTGACCGCGGAAGCAAAGGCCCTGGGGATCACCATCCGCGAGGGAACCAAGCGAAAGACGATAATCAACAAGATCAAGGCGGCCAACGCGAAGGCCGAAACAGCGTAGAAGAATCATTTTCCTACGCTCTTTGGTTTTTCCTACGCTCTTTTGGAGTCCACCGCCATGGCCAAGAAGCCAACCTCTATCGGCTTAGATATCCCCCTCGAGTATGCCGAGGAAGTCCGCGACATGCTGGCCCAGCGGGCCGCAGAGAAGAAACTGGCTACCGAGCTATTTGAGGACCAAATCCCCTGGGATAAGATGCCCCGCTATGTTTTCGGGCCTGACACGCCCGGCCGTGATCTCGGGACCTTCGTCGATGTCCGGAGCCCGTTCGATGAAATCCGGGGAACGATCGTCGCGAAACTACCGGCCGGATTCTACGCCGTCCGCATCGCCGAGCAAGTCTACGCCGTCGCTGAGCCGAGCACCGCCTGGGTTCCGATGGATTACGCCAAATTCGCCAAGAAAACGGACCCGAAAGAATGAGCCAAGGAATTTTCGACCCGACACAACCCCGCCTGATGTTCAACCACCAGCAACAGAAAGGGGCCTACCCGTCCCCGATCACGCTGATCCACCCGACAGACGGCAGCGTACAATGTCACATTTACGGGGGCATGACTCCGCTACAATACATTTCGGCGAGGATAGCGGGCCCGATGGCCGCGGCCGCCAAGGGCCGCAACGCCGTCAGCATTGTCAGCGACCAGACGCCCGTCGAAATGCCTAACCAATCGATCGCCAGGGATTCCGTCGCGATCGCCCGCGCAGTCCTCCAGGAATGCGACCGAGTCCAGAAGCAGATGGATAGAGAGGCCCAAGAAGATGGCAAAACGCAAGACAACGCCGAAGAAGAAAGCCACCAAAAAGGCGACAAAGAATCCAGCGCGGACCCCAGCGCCTAAAAAAAGACTGGACCCCACGCAGGTCCATAAGGAGGAATTCCTGGCCGCCCTGGTGGAATATGGCAACGTAACAGAGACGTGCCGAGATATCGGATGGGACCGCGGCGAAGCCTACCGAGCACGCGCCGCCGATCCTGAATTCTCTAAGCTCTGGAAGACCGCCCTGGAGATGGGACTGGACGCCCTGGAGGACGAAGCCAAGCGCCGGGCCTACTCGGGAACGATCCGCCGGGTGACCGTCGCCGGAGAGGCCGCCACCGTCCGGGAGTATTCCGATACGCTGCTGATCTTCTTGCTCAAAAGCTACCGACCGGCAATTTTCCGCGAACGCTACGAGGTCAAGAACACCGTAGAAGTTGAGAACCCAATACCGCAAGGTGGCAACGGATGGTATCAAGCAATCACGGAGAAGATGGCGGAACGGCAGAACTAACCGCGACCCTCGAGGACGTTCACGCCTGGCTGGCCGCCGCCGCAGATATCCACCCCGCCTGGCGGCAACGTCAGCAATTGCGGGACACATTCACCGACCCCCTGGCCCATGCCCTGGCCTCGGCCGACAATCCCGCCTTACATGATTACGTTTACCGGCTATTCCACGACGAATACTTTGCCTTTGAACCGCGGCCGAACAACGACGAGCAAGGAGACGAGCAACAGGGATTTGTCGAGAGCGAGGCCTTTATCTCGATTGCCATGGGAGGCAACGGCAGCGGAAAAACCTACTGCGGAGCACAGAAGACCGTCAGGTTCTTGGAGTCGACGCCCCCGCCCGCCGCGAATACCCCGTTTTGGATCATCGCGAACAGTTATGACCAGGTGTGCTCCAGCTGCTGGTTTCAGAAGCTCAGGACGATCATCCCGAATGAGTGGATCGACTGGAAGAAAATCACCTGGTTATCGGAGAAAAGAGGCTGGCCCAAGGCCGTCCCGTTGAAGGCCTGGCCCGGCCGCCCCGGTAAGAATTGGGTGCTGGAATTCAAGAGCTACGAGCAAGGCCGCGAAGAGATGCAGGCGGCGGCGATCGGTGGGGCCTGGTTTACCGAACAATTCCCCTGGCCCATCTTTGAAGAGGTCCTCCGCGGTTGCCGGGAGTATGGATTCCCTGGGAGCATATTCGCCGAGTTCACCCCGATCGATCCGGCCAAGTCCGTGGAGATGGAAGACGCCTACAACAATTGGCTGGATGGCCAAGAGCAGTACAAGAACTGGGCATTCTTCCGGCTGAATACTGAGACGGCTCTGAAGGCCGGGCACGTCGATGCGAATTGGTACCAAGCATTCTTCTCAGCCGTCAGTGAGGAAATGAAAGAGACGAGACTGAAGGGAGTATTCGCGTCCTACGAGGGAGCAATCTATCAATCGTTCCGGCCCTCGGTTCACTTAATCGACGACGGCGGCGGATCCAGTAACGACTTTCCGCCGGGTGTTATTCATAAGCGGGGCGTCGACTGGGGAGCTGGCCAGGAAAACGCTTTCTGTTTGCTATGGGCTTACCGCGATACCCTGGGGGCCTGGTATTTCTACGACGAGTATTACACCAACGATCAACAGATGACCTGGGAAGATCACCTAACCGCGATCCACCTAAAGGACGGCTGGGAGATGGTACGCCAGGGGAACGCATACAAGCTCGAACCACGGGAAGGCCATTTCCAACGGTGGAACTATTCCGACACCAGCCATTTCGCGCAGACCTACGCCCCGATGGATCGGCCGGACATGTTCCGGACCTTTGGCCAGTATGTCCTTCCGGTGGTACCCGCCAAGATGTCCGTAGATTCCGGGATCGAAACCGTGCGAAACTGCATGAAAATCAACCCGGTAATTGACGAACCAATGCTATTTATTGACCGCTACAAATGCCCGAACCTGGCCCGCCAGATCCGGACCTACCGCTGGGAACGATCGAGCGGCCAGGGCGTCAACCCGAGGGACGCAGCACCGCGGCCGCTGAAGAAAGACGATCACGCCCCAGATGCTTGCAGGTATTTGTTACACACCGATCATATCGCTACAATGGCTGGCCCAGAAGGACGAAAAATCATCCGGCCGTCGAGAGCTGGAATTCGTCACAAGCGAGTGGAATTAAGATCTCAGCAGCGGGAACCCGAGCGAGGAAGCTCTGGAGGACCGAAGCGGATCGGCTAACTGGAGGGGATCAAATGGCCAGAGTAAGAATACCAATCGTCGGCTCTATCTTCCTGATGAGAGATGGAGGTATCGCGCACATCGCCGCCGAAATACCCGACGAACCATACACGTTTATCGGCTATGAGGTCACGCCCGGCAGGAACAACCTGGAGTTTAGCTGGACGGCCACCGGCCACGCGATTGACGAGGGAGAGGATGGCCCCGCAGACCTAGTCGAATGGCTGGGCGAAGTCCGGGATTCATCCCATTCAACCCGCGAAGTTGTCGCGACTATGGTCTGCAATTTTGGTAAGCCCTACAGGGGATTCGAGGGCGGCCGCATTGCTCACCTTGTCGAGCGAGACTGGAATCCTACCAGGATGTTCACCGCGATCGTCGTGCATCTGATTAGCGGCCAGGCTATCGTTTGGGAAGCAGGGCCCCATGCCCTGCCGAACGATGGCTAAGACCTGCGAAGTATGCGAGGGAACGGCCACCACTGAGCACGCCGGGCGGGATTTCTGCTCGGAGTGCTACGAGGCCCTGTACAATCACCATTGCAACCGATGCAATCAAATACGCCTCGCGGTCGGCGATTGTCAGCACTGCGGGGATGTAGAGTTCCGAATACGGAGGGCAGTCAACGATGGCCTGGAACTGGAGATGTGAAGTCTGCGGGAACGTCCGGCCCGATCACTTGATTAGCGTCTATAAGCTGGACCTTTCGCTGGAGTTTGGCCTGGCCGTTGGCCAGATCGTCGAGAATGTGAAATACTGTAACGACAAGCAGCGATGCAGCAAGGCCGCACCGCTGGGAATCGCCGCCAACCGCAAGCAAAGGGACGAAACCGATGGCCGGATTTAGAGTCGAAGAACTGAACAAGGAAGCCCGCACCTACTTTACTAGCATTCACGATTCAAAGGCTGGGCCGATACCCGGAAGCGACAACCGGCTAACGGCCGTCACCGTCTCCCGCGACCAGGCGGAGATGATGTTCAAAAGGATGGCCGACTGGCCCCAGGTGGTAATGCTACCCGAGCTGATGGGATTCCCCGACGGTGCCAAGATCGTCAGCGTCGAGTGGGATCACTGCCTGCGGGCCTTCACGATACTGATGTCTCACCCGTCGTTTCCCGTCACTCCAGACGGACAGCGGCCGCCATACGTCCAGGCCGGTCAGATACGTTGCCACCACCTCCAACGGATGACGGGCGGAGTGTACGGGGATCCTCGTTTTGTCCAGTCGATGCACACTCTTCTGGACGACCTGGTGCGGATGCACTGGGTACTGGAAGACGCCTACAGAAATTACTACGACGAGGCCAGCCCCCGCCAAGTCCTCGCTAGGGATATCGCCACGTCAATCGAACGAATCACAAAGAAGTTTACCGAGGCCACCGGCGTCGAACTGCCGGATCCACCACCAACCGAACCCGAACCGGAGGAAATCCAAGATGGGACGCCGCAAGAGAGGACGCCGAGCGAGACGGCCCCGCCTTCGCCTGGTGAAGATAGCGGACCAGGTCTACAAGCCGGGGATGACGGAGGAGGAGCTATCGGAAGCGATCCGAGTGGAAGCGAATAGCGACCCGGAGCTGCGTCAAATGGGATCCGGCAAGATCTCGAAACTTATCCTGAAGTGGCTCCCGTTCATCATGGCCCTGTTTGGAATGCCGGTGCCCGGATTTCCTGACCCCACCGCCGAGGCCGAATAAATGGAGGGGAAACACCAGACGCACAACGAAGCATATCCCGACACCATCCTGGCGATCGGTGGGCCTGGGGATCGAACCTGGGTACCCGTGCCGACAAAGGGGGAGCCATACCCAACGGTACTGATGCAATGGCCCGAAGAAACCAACCAGGCGGAGTATGGTATCGGGCTCCACTTTTTCGTCGTCAACGGGGTACGCATCCGCCGCTGGCTCTACAGTTGGGATGGGTGGAATAGTTCCTATCGAGCGATCCGGGCCTACTGGGAGATGACCGGGCGCGTAATGATCGGCCAGAAGCACAAAGCCTATGTCGTTGCCCAGGGCGCGAAGTGGGCCCCGGTAATCCGGCCGTGGTGCAAGTTCACCAAGCAGTTTAAGAACTTCGTAATAACCGGCCCTTCTCACGACGATTTAGACGACGCGATCGACAGCCTGGCGGGCGAAGGCTGGGCAGAGATTGGCCTGGCGGGTATCAGCGACGGACATCTACAGCCTGGCCCGCCACTTGCCCCACCTATGTCCGATTATGACTGGGGACCGATCCCACCGATGGAGAGCGACCAATGAAAGAGTTATACGCGATCCTCGAGGAATCGCCCGACGACTGGGACACCCACCGAATCCTGGCCGACTGGATGGAGGAGCACGGCCGCCCGACCGCCGCGGAGATCCATCGCGCGATGGCCGACCAAGAACGGAAGCCGAAAAGATACGGGTGGACATCGAGCGAGACGGAAGATTTTTGTTATATCTGCCTGCGCAGTCCTGCCGACGCCGCGATCGCTGCGGGCCAAGTCGGATGGGACATCGTCCTGGAAATGGGCCCCGAGGAAAATAGGGTTATCTACTCCGACGACGGCCTGGAGCATCTTATAGACTTGTCATCGCTATACTTAGATTTACAGAGGGATCCACGGACGTGCCTACCAGCACCTGGTGACCTCGAGGACTCTTTTTCGCGATAGGATTGGCATGGGCAGACGCAGGAAGCCGATGGAAGGACCCCACCCCGCCGAGTTGGCCGCCGACGAGGCCTGGCGCGAGATGAATGGCACCCTCCGCGTAAAGATCACTAAGCGACAAATCCGGTGGAAACGCCGCCTAAAGGAGATTTTGGGCCTGGACAGCACGAACCGCGTCAAGAAGCAGGGCGCGATGACTGAGACGAAGCTCTGCCCCTTTGCGTCCGACCTGGCCAGGCGGTGGGGATAAGTTGCCGCAAAACCGCCTACATTGGTAAGATATTGGCGGAGGTAACAACCATGAGCGCACGAGAACGCGGGAAAAGCTGGGGAAAGCGGAACCGAACAGGCCGCCGCCGTCGCCAGGCACCAGCAGATAAAGCCCAATTAATCCGCCGAGTGAAGCAATACGCCCGCCGTGCCACGTCCAGCGGGATGTTTTCCCGACTGCTACAACGCGCCTTTGGTGGCGTCGGTGATCTGCTGGCCGCAATGATCGGGCTCCAGGGCCCAGGACAGCCAGATACCGCCGACATCGCCGCGGCCGTCGGCATGATGGAGGCCGCCGGGCTACCCGTCGACCCGCCAGGCGAAGAGAACACCAAGCCGCCGCCGCTGCCGAAGAGGCGCACCAGAAGACCGCCGCCGCTGCCAGGCCGTCGAGCTCCAGGCCGTCGGCCGCCCCCGATCCCAGGCAAAACCACGCCCACCGGATCGGAGCCGCCAGAGCATTCGACCGGAGCCGGGGACGGCGGTCGCATCGACCTCCCACGAACCACGAACACCAGTACCGGATGGGGTGACGACGCCGCCGCCGAGGGATCCCCCGTCGAGATTCTCCCGCGTCGAGTCCTCGGAGCCGCCAGCCCCGACATCCTGGAGGGCGGATTCCTCAGTGAGGAGATATTCACGCCCGAAAGCTCCAACGTCTACTCTTTCCGCTACGACTACAAGGCCGGGATTCTCTACGTCACATACAAGGCACCAGGCCCAACGACAGAGACGCGCACCGGAAAGAACACATGCACGGGCAAAGAACACACATACGGAGCGAGAGCCCACCACCGCGGGCCGACCTACGCCTATGGCGGATCGAGCCGCACCGGAAGCATCGCCCCGGCATTATTCGAGGGGCTAGTCCGGGCCGCATCGAAAGGCCGCTATATATGGGACAATCTGCGGGTGTGCGGATCGATCCACGGCCACCAGGTCCCCTATTCGCTTGTCAGCTCCAGCCCAACCGGCGGAGAGGACGGCGGAGCCTACACGCCGCGGAAGGCAACGCGGAAGGGCTTCCGAGTCCGAACCGTGCCAGAGATCGGATCCGGCAAACGTCGGACCCGCCGAAGTAATCTACCCGAGAAGCTGTTTTAACGTCATAATTCCGAACAACCGACCCAGGTCCTGTTTTCCACAGACCGCGCCGCTACCACATGTAGCACGCGGTCTTTTTTATGTAGGAGCGTACAAAGTGGCTAACACTACGACGATCAACGGCAAGCGAGCACCCCAGGGCGGCACCAGGTACCAGGGCAAGATCTACGGCGACGGGGAGCAGCTGCCGGAATCCTACCGAGCGAATCGGGAGAAGGCGACCAGGCCGCGGGATCCAGCCAGCGGGACGAGCGGGATGCCACCCAACGCAGGCCGCCCGATTATCCCCCACGTCCTGACCTTCAGAGGCATGACGACGACGCTATCCAAAGCGTACCGGATGAGCGACGAAGCCATCCGGCACTCGGTCGATAACGCGCACATGATGCTAAATGACCCCGTTATCGCGGGGCCGATGTTCGCGCGGCAGATGATGACCTCGCTACTTAATTGGAGTGTGGAACCCGAGGACGACAAAGACCCGCAACTGAAGGCGATCGCGACCGACATCACAAAGATCCTCCAGCGGATCCCGAGATTCACCGAATACCGCCGGAACCTACTGGAAGCCGTTTGGTACGGCCGCCACATGATCCAGAACCACTGGGGGCACCATTTCGGCTACGACGGCCGCCGCCGGACCATCGTCAAAGCCTGGACGCCAGTATCGGGTGATAAGATCGTCTTTCGATACGACGACGGAAGCGGAAAATTCAACCCGGACCAGATCGGCGTGAAGATCTCCCCGGCCCTGGGAAAGTATGACATGATCGCAGGCGACCGACGCTACGAGCCGACCGGCGACGGCCTATGCTACTTCTTCGAAGACTGGGAACGATCTCGCTGCACGCTTCACCGCCACCTGATTCGAGATGGTGAATTCGAGGACCCATTGAGTGGCGCGCAGATTCACGGCGTCGGGATCCGGAACTTTCTCTATTGGACCTGGTACCAAAAGCAGGAAACCCTGGCCCAGCTTATGGAAGTTGTCGAGCGGACGGGGATGGGCTTCACGGTTTATTATTACCCCAGCGGCAACCCCGCGGCCCGTGACGAGGTCGAGAAGATCGCCGTTGAACAGGCCCACACCAATGTAATTCTGATGCCGTTCGAAGCCGAGAACCCGGACAGCTATCGCATCGAACAGATCCCAGCGAATACGGCCGGGCTAGAGGTCCTGCACGGTCTAATTGAAGACCATTTTGGCGACCAGATCACGCGGTTTATTCTCGGCCAGACGTTAAGCACCAAGGCCGACGCGACCGGACTCGGCTCCGGTGTTGCCGACCTTCACCAGGATTCACTATTCCAGATCGTCAAATACGACTCGGTCAATCTAGAGGAGACGATCACGCGCGACTTGATTCGGCCGATCGTCCAATTCAACTACCCGAAATACCGCACGGCGGACTTCTTTTTCCGGATCCATACGGAGGCCTCGGTCCCGGCCCAAGAGCTGGACGCGATAATGAAGGCCTGGCAGATGGGCGCGAAGATCAAGGAATCCGACGTATTAGATCGGATCGGTATCAGCGCCCCGACTCCAGACGAGAAAGCCCTGGAGAATCCGCAGGTAGCCCAGGCCCAGCAACAGCAAGAACCCGGTGGCCTCCCTGACATGGGCGGGATGGTCGGCGGCGAAGAACTACCACCAGGCGGCGAAGAGATGGCCGGACTGCCGGAGGATGGCGACGACGATCCACTTGGCGGTGGTTTCGGCGGTCCTGATGACGGAGAGCCGGAAGGCGACCCCGAGGGGCCGCCAATTGAATTCGCCGAAGATGGCGAGGACGGCACAGCGGATGAGGCCGTCGACCGGATATTCGGCCCGATTATGAACCGCAAGAACGGCCAACCGATCAGGCACGGCCAGGGGATGCTATTCGACGACATGAAGCCGAAAGGCCCGAAGAAGCCACCGAAGAAGCAATCAACGATTGACTGGGACGAGCTACTCCACCCGCGCGGCGACGATGGCAAGTTCGCCACCGGAGCAGGCGGCGGCGGTGCGGATCCCGAACCGGATCCAATAGACGAAACGGACCCGATCGACGAACCCGCCGCGGAGCTAAGTATCCGCGCGACCGAGTTCCAGGAAGACGTGAAGGCCCTGGCCGATGATGAGCCCGAGCATTTTGACTGGGCCGCGATCGAAAATGAGGATTGGGAACGCTGGGCGGATACGATGGATCCACTCGACGCGATCGATGTCCTACTGGCGTCTTATGTTGTCGATGGCCCCGAAGACCCCGCAGGCCCCGAAGAGGATCCTGAACTTGAGGAGCCGGAGGAAATCCCCGAAGTTCCCGCAGACCCCGAAGAAGAACCGGAACCTTTCGAGGACGAACCGGAGCCAGAACCAGAGCCAGAACCCGAGGACCCCGCAGACCCCGAAGAGGAACCGGAAGTTATTGGCGAAGGCGATCCAGATCCGGAACCCGACCCAGAGCCAGCTCCGGACGAGATCGACGAAGAGGCCGCCGGTACACTCGACGAGGACGAGGACGATTTCGCGCTCGAGGATCCCCGCGAAGCCGCAGACCGAAAGGCCCGTAAATTGGATGACGATTACGCCTGGGCGCGAAAGTCAGCGATCCCGAACCGCGGCGAGGACCTGCTGGGATCGGCACGCCACCGGGCCAACGCCTGGCAGGGGCTGCACCATGCAGAACTCGAAGGCAACGCCGAGGAGATGGTGACGCGCGATAACCTGTTGAAGAACGAGCCGTGTAACCTGATGGCGATCGCCGACGATACCGGCAATTTCCTAACCGCGATGTCAATGCACTTAATGATTAAGGCATTTCCAGCCAAGCCAGGTTACGGACGAAAGAAAAGCGCAGTTGATGAGGAGAAAGCCAAGGAGAACCGGAAGGACTTCGTTGAAACCTTCCAGACTCTGATCGACAAAGCGGAGGACCTGGCCGCCAACGAGTCGGATCCAAAAGCCGCCATGGACTCCTTCCGTGAAGCCGTCGGCCAAGAGATCGACCGCCTGCGATCTGGAGGATATAAAAACCGATTCAATGACACGGCAAACGCTATTATCGTTATGCAGAAGGCGACCGGATGGCGCGGCAAGGTGACGAAGGCCCTGGATCAATTCACCGAACTGGCCAGTAAGCACGTCGCCGACCCTGATCTACTTTCGGACCTTTCCGAAGATCGCACCGAAGCGGCCGCCCAGCTGATGGAGATAACTAACGAGAAAGCCCGCCTGGTGATCGAGGGCCATAGCATTAACAAGGCATTCGGCCAGGCCAGTAAGCGAACCGCATCGGGCAATCCAGTTTTCAGGCCCGCCGAGCTATACGTGAAGCGGCCGACCAACCGAAAAGGAGGCCGTCCATTGGGAATCTCAGCTACCGCCGAGGGAGAAGAACGCGCCAATCAATCCCTGGATATCATGGAGTTTGATATGAAACTTCGAGGGATCCAGTTTGGTAACGGACTCACCGAAGACGAGCGGGCACATCACGGCCCGCGATGCGCCGCGGCCCTAATGGATCTGGCGGATGTTTTGGGGATCGACGACGCCGATATCTCGCTGGATGGCAAGCTCGGCCTACGCATCGCCGCCAACGGGAAATCCGGCGCGATGGCACACTACGAGCCCGACCGCCAGTGTATCAACATGACCCGCAAAAACGGCGTCGGCAGCCTGGCGCACGAGTGGGGCCATTTCTTCGACCACCATCTGACTAGTTACACCAGTTACGGCAGCGAGTTTTCCGGAAACGCCCTGCCTGGTGTTGGCGAAGCAATGAACGGCGTCACGTCGGCAATGCGCGAGTCTGGATATCAAGAGCGACTCTCTGGCGTCCTGCGGAAAATGGTCGCCGAAAAATACTTCAGCCACAAGAAGGCGCAAGAGTATTGGAACAGTGGCCGCGAGAAGTTTGCCAGGTGTTTCGAGATGCACGTACAGCACAAGCTCGGCGTAGAAGACCGGGAAAATACCTATCTCTCTAGCAACTCAGGGCACGACCTTTGGCCAACCAAAGAGGAGCAGGCCGCGATGGCCCCGCACTTCGATAAGCTGTTTTCTACTTGGAAGGACCGGCAGCGCGAGAAGCAACCCGAGAAGAACGCGAAGGACGGGACACCGGAAAAATACCGCGCCCACTCCATCCGATCGGCGGCGGCCCTGGTAGCTGATGCGGCCGCGATCACCAAGCGGGAGCCGAGTAACGAACAGATTACCAGCGGCAATTACCCCAAGGGAAAATTCCACCTGCACGGCCTACACTTCGCAATTGAGACGCCCCGCGGAGCCAAGAGGAAATCGAAGCCGGGAGCAAAAAAGCAGTGGGAGAATATCCTGGGCGACCATTACGGCTACATCCTCCGCACTACCGGCCGCGATGGTGATCACGTCGATGTTTTCATCGGCAATAAGCCCCACCTGGAAACGGTCTACATTATCGACCAATGCACAGCAGGCGGCCGTTTCGACGAGCACAAGGTTATGTGGGGATTCGATACGCAGCGAGCAGCGCGGAAGGCCTACCTGGCCAACTACGACAAAGACTGGACTTGCGGCCCGATAACCGCGATGACGGTCCCGCAGTTCAAAGCCTGGCTCCAGCTGGGAGACACTACCAAGCCGATCGCAAAGCAGGCGAGCAAATACCGCAAAGAGCACGGCCTAGTGCAACAGTGGGAACGCGGCGACGGGAACCACTTCGCAGGCGGCGAAGAGAACCACTTCGCAGGCACTGAGCAAGAGAACCACTTCACCGCCGCGGCGAAGTCTGCCGACGGATCCCTGCCCGTGCAGTATGCCGACGCAAACCCGATGACCTCCGCAATGGAACCACCGAAGCCACCCGGCGGAGCCGTTGGCGCGGCGGCCGGTGATCCGGGCAAGAACCCAGGCGAGACGATGGTGAAGGACGGCAAGACCTACGTGCTGAATGACAACCACCGCTGGGAGTCAAGCTGGGAGCCGAAGGAGCTAGGCCCCAAGGATTCCCCGAATGTCGGAGCACAGGACGCCGGAGGCGATACCCTGACCGCGCTCGAGTCTGGAAAGTTCAAACCATCCAACGAATTTGAGAAGATCCTCCAGACCGCCCACGGGGCAGGCCTGGTTAAGAACGCCGGACATGTTAACTACTTAACGAACAACGCGAAGGAACCGAAGGAATTACAGGCCGCGATCGAGATGCTGAAATCCGTCTTCGGCGCAAAGAAGAAGAAGCCGAAGAAAGATCCCAAGCCGAAGCCGAAAGAGCCGGGCACTTGGCCACCGGAACCACTCCAGCCCAAGGCGACACCAGACGCGACAAACACGACACCAAAGAAAGGGCCGCCACCGATCCCGAAGGGCAATGGATCGCCCCAAACGGCCCCGACACAAAACCCGACACAAAACGCCCCTATTGTGTCACCACCCGCCGCGGCCCCACAAAAACCGGCGGCAAAACCGAAAAATCCGCCACAAAATCCGGCGCAGCCCCCGACCGGGAACGCGAACGCCATAGCTATCGAAACCAAGCTAATATCGGACGTTTCGGCAAAGCTAGGACTCCGCGGCGGTGACATCCAGGACCCGAGGAAGGCGGCCAACTTCGTCCACCTCCAAGCCCGGAACCTCGGCTACAATCCGCAGGGACCGACCAAGCACGACCAGAGCGCCGACGCCGCGGCCTGGTTGGGCCAGCAGTTTGACCACCTGGACAAGACGACAGCATACGCAACATCCCTGGGATTCAAGAGCAGCGCGAAAAACGCCGTCCACAAGGCGACCAGGGCGGCCGAGTTCCTCAATAACGCCGCGACAAAATCGGGCTACCAATCCGACTCCACGGATCCATTTACCCGGACCCTGGGAGCAATCAACCACCTGGAAGGCCAGAAGACCGCGCGGGAGCGGATGACGATGCGATCGCAGCTGGCCGGATCCAGCTGGATGGACATAATTGGGGCAGTTGCCAAGATCTCGGCCGCCGGGCTATTCGGGCAGGACTTCGCCGACGGCATGGGGCACCTGGCCGGTTACATGACGGGCCAGCAGTCCGCGAAGGATAACGGCGAGGATGTCATCCGCTACGAAGTGATCGGCGAGACGGCCGACCCGATGGCATACGAGAAGGCCGCCAGGTACGCGACCCGATACGCCCGTGGCCGTCAGGCCTTCCGGGACCGAGTTCGAGCACTCGCATACAAGGCAGCCAGGCACGCCGACGATTCCGTGGGAGTCGCCAACGCAACGAGCCGATCAGGCGGGGCCGTCGGTGGCAACGCGATCGTTCCGAAGTTCGTCGCCGAGGCCATCGGGAAGCCGAACAAGGCCCTAACGATCCTCGACTTTGGAGCTGGCAAGAAGGCCGTCCAGGCCCAAGGCCTGAAGTCTCAGGGTTACAACGTCACCGCCTACGAGTTCGGTGGCAACGCAGACCCGGCGCTACACCATCCCCAGGCCCTCGACTCTGCTTACGACATCGTCTACGCGTCGAACGTGCTAAACGTCCAGGCCACCGGCCAAGACCTCCAGACGACCGTCAAGGAGATCTGGGAGAGCGTGAAGCCAGGCGGGGTATTCGTCGGCAATGTGCCATCAAGCCCGCGAAAGGGAGCATTTGACGGCAAGGACGCCACCGGCGGTACCCAGATGGTTCAAGCCGTCCTGGAGTCGCTGTTTGAACAGGTGACGATCGCCACCGGCGGGAACACGTCGCCGATCTTCGTAGCGCGAAAGGCCCGCCAGAGTCCCCAGCAGAACGCCCGCCAGTACGCCAAACAGTTGGGGATGTTCGGCGAGGATTGGGACGAAGAGAAACACCCGCGCGAGGCGGATGGCAAGTTCGGCGAGAAGAACGGCGGGAAGAAAGAGCAGCAAGGCGTCCTATGGCGCGGACTCGATAGCGACCTGCCAGGCCAGATGGACTTCTTGGACGAGGATCCCGACCTGGCCAAAGACACTCGAGACACGAAGCCGAAGAAGAAACCAAAGGTAACGCCGCAGGTTAACGAGGGGATTGGCCGCGGTGTAATGGAGGCAAAAAGCTACTACCCGAGCGACCAGGCTACAAAGATCGCCGAGGATGAAGCCCTCGAGGTATATTTCGAGCCGCATGGAAACGGCGGAGCCGGATCGGTCCAAATACGAGACATCGACACCGGATTTAAGCTAGAAACGTCGGCCGGGAAGCATCCCACGATCGACTCGGCGCGGAAATGGATTGAAGGCCAAGGGATCCCACTGGTGGACGATAAGCCGCCAGAGGATCCCACGCCAGCAGTCGAGGACGAGGACGAGGACGACGACCGCCTGATTGTCGACGAAACCCTATCGCCTGGTTACGACGCCACCGCCCCCGATTCCGAAGAGTCGACCGCCGCCATCGGCAAGCGATCACACGACGAAACAATCGAGCTATGGAGGAACATGGAAGACGGATCTAGCGCGCCTGCTTGGGTTAAAAAGGCCTTAGCGGAAGAGTCCCCGGCCGGGGCCGAATGGAAAGGCAAAGCCGACAAGCGGGCCGTTAACAGCGTACTAAAGAAGATCAAGACCTACGAAGCCGACTACGACGCGATCGAGGAGCAAATGGAAGATATCGAGAACAGTTACAAATCTCGATTGCCCGACGAAGATAGATTCAACGGGCCCGAGAGTCTCAAGCCAGGACCCAAACGCAAATACGAGAGCCTGAGCAAGAAGCAAGATAATCTCCGCGACTCAATCATCGCGAAGATGGCCGGTGCGAATGGTGCCACCAGGGAAGCGATTTATGAGCACGAAACGAAAACGATGTCACCCGAAGATCATACCTACTTTTTCGAGGGGAACGACCTGGAAGAGTTTGGATTGACTGACGACGGCGATGCATTGCGGCCAGAGGAACCGGAAGAACTGGAAGAACAGGAAGTAGCAGGCCCGAGAGAGATCGACGATCCGCGACTGAATGGCCACCACCACTCGTTGATGGAACGCCACCCCGACCTAACCGCCTTCGAGGCCATTCTGGTGTGGCAAGACGCCGAAGAGGAATACGAGAACCAGGACGAGCGAGAGCAGCGATCAATCCTAGAGATTGAGGATGAGTGGGTCCGGAAACATACGGAGGACCGGCGAAAAGAACTCTATACGGGCGACTAGGCCGGAGTGAGGCGGCCGCGGTAGTTCTTGAATGCCATCTCGAGAGCCAGGCCGCGATCGCCAGGCAGGCAGTAGTAGTTAGCGCTGTATAGCGGCCCGTCCCCGTGATTGCCGTATCGTTCCTCACGCATCGCGATAGTTTGGATCTCGTACACCACCGTCTCCATTTCCTCGTAACGCGGCCCAGTTTCATCGAGAGCCAAACGAACAGGTTTTACGTGAGCGACAGGCATTCGGATAGGCTGGCCGTATCTGCTCATCGCGCGACGGCCGTCAGCTGGCCCGCCGATCATTGGCAGGGTTCCATCGTTGACGGGCGGAGGTGCGGCCAGGGACCGAAGCAGGGCCGCGACATTGGCAAACCCTCCATCGTCCAGGAAATCGGCGGCAACTAACAGATCTTCTTTTGGCGGTGGCATGTTTGCTAGTATATATCAGCGGACAACCCAAGCGAAAGGCAGATAATGACCAGCTACCAGAAGATTCACCAGGACCTGATGAGATACTCCCGCCAGGCCAAGCGGGACGCCTACCGGAAGATTCACCTGGACCTGATCAGATACGCCCGCCAGATGAGTCTCTGGGATGAGGACAAGCACCCGAGAGCCGACGACGGCAAGTTCGGTAGTGGCCCTGGAGACACCGCCGCGGCCAACACCGCGCCAACACCGCGCCAATCCAGCGCCAATACCGCGCAGTCAGAGATAACCGCATCACGGCCAGAGGAACGCCACCGAAACGAGTCATTCGACGATGAGATAAATATCAAGACCGACGGGGGAGTGCTCCGCCTGGCCGCAAATAAGCACGCACCGACCGACTGGAGCGTGACAGAGACATACGTGGACGAGGACAAGCGAGGCCAGGGGATCGCCACCCGGCTAGTGGAACACGCCAAGGCCAACCTGGAGGGGACGATCGGCGCGGCGGCGTCCAGCGATAACTCGGTAGGTTTATTTTGGAAGGCCGGATTTAGGCTACCCGACGGCGGCACCATTGAAGACGCCAAGCAGAGACGCGCGGAGGATTCTAGCGTAAATCTGATATACGGCGGCACAACGCCAAAAGACCCATCGCCACCTTCCGACATGCAAGACGGCCAGGCCTCCGTCGAGAGTCTCACAGACGACCAACAGAAGGCCATGGGGGACTGGTTGGCCAAGATCGGGCACAAGGCCGCCGGAGTCGGAGCGATCACGGCCGCGGGAATGGGACCGGCCGACGCGAAGATGGAAATAACGGCCGACGATCAGAATGTCATCCTGCTACATGCGGGATATCTGGGATCTGATGAAGTATCCGCCCACATCTGGGGCGAAGATCACGACCACGACGCCGGAGCACCAGGCCCCGCCAAGCTCGGTAGTTTTGTTATGGCCGTAGCTCGAGCGATGCAGACCGAGAGCAAGCACGCCAAACGCGAAGCCGCGGCCGAGCGGATCCCCGCCGACGCTAAGGTAATCGCATTCAAAGACAGCAGAGGCCGCCGCCTGCTGATCGCCCCGGCCGTCCGTGCCGATCGCCAGAGCGCTTGGCAACTATCGAACATCCAGGCCGACGGGACGCCTTCCGGGCACGTAAACCCGCCGACCCTCGAGGCCGCCATACATCGGGCCCTGGGGATATCCGATGATCACTATTGGAACGAGCAAGGCTATGAGATCGAATGGACGAACAAGGACGGAACCGCGGCTCCGTTTAAGAAATCCAAGTATGCCAAACAACTCGGCCTCTGGGATGAAGAGAAACACCCCAGGGGCGACGGCGGGAAGTTTGCCGAGACACCGAAGCCGCCAACACCAGACCCACCGAAGCCGCCCGCCGCGCGAACCGGGAACGCCTGGGAAGCAAAAAGGAACCGCAAGCAACCCACGATAGTTTTTGATTCTCCGATCAAAGGGCCCAGCGGTTGGGAGATCCACAGCTACGAGTGGAAACATGAGGAATACGAGGACGTTGACGAGTCGGGCGAATCGTTTATCCAGAAGATCAGCAACTGGGACGAGAGCGAGACGAACGAAGAGACGGGCCGCCAGGTCGTCCACCAGTTCGGCGTCCTGGATATTAACGGCCAGTTTTCGATCGTCTCGCTAGAGTCGGCCCTGACGCTGCTGGGCTACATGGCCAAGAGCAAGGCCGCAGGAGTCGGGCAGATCCGCAAACTGACCACAGCGCTAAAGTCTCGAGCTATGGCGCAGATTGCAGTCGATCACCTGGAGGACTTCGTGGCCCGGATGGATGCCGCCGTCGGCGAAGGCCTTGTGTCGGAGGAACTCAAGGCCGAGTGTAAGCAGGTGACGGGATTCGACTTTGGCTGGAGGGGATCGGACGGCAAGACCCCGCGCGAGATTTGGGGATCCAGGGTAACGTCGATCGAGCGAACGACCGCCAGGCTACGCGATCGGCGGGACGACCTCGACAAGCAAGTGGAACGCCTGGCCGCCGAAGCCGCGGCCAACATCGGCCCGCCCGAGAAACGCCAGAAGCTCCGCGAAGCCAACGAGGTGGTTGATTCGTTTTTCGAGGAAGGTGGCCGACGGTATCAATCAGTTTCTGCCTGGCTGGCCGACAAGATGAAAGACCGTCGACTAGATCGGGACGAAGCCACCGACGAGCTACGGCCGATTCTCCGCCAATTGTTCAAGGTCACCGGCGTAAATAACATGGGCGAGCGCCGCAAAGGATTCCTTAACGCTGACGAGATTCCCGAGAGTACGCGATTCGGAACAGTCACCCCGGCCGTGCCCGCCCTGACCGATCGGAAGATATCCAACTGGTACACAAAACACCGGGAAGATGTAGACCAGGCCCTGGAGCTAGCGGCCGCCTGGCGGGATAAGTGGCTCTAATAGCCCAATCTTGGCTATAATCCTCCCATCAACACAAAACCCGGAGGAACGCCGCCATGACGCCCGCAGAACGCCAAGCAATCAAGGACCGAGTCCGGGAGATCCACCTGGAGCCGGGAACGATCGTCATTATCGAGTCGCCGACCGTGGCGGACCTTCCAGCGCACCGGGACGTTGCCGAGCACCTGGCCAAGGAAATCCATACGATGTCGGAGATTCACGGCGTTACGTTCGTTGTGACGGTTCCAGGCCAGAACTTCTCCAGTTTATCGCCAAAAGAGGCCGAGGACCTGTACCAACACCTCCACCGCCAACGCTTTCCCGTCGTCGAAATCTCCGATGGCCGGTAAAATGCCGCCATTCCTTACTCGGGTATATAACCTGGGAGTGGCCACCGCCAAGCACGTCGCCGCCGGATCACCGACAATAACACAAGAGGAGGCCCTGGCCCGTTTCAACAGCTGCCGAGGAACCGACGAGACGCCGCGATGCGAATTCTACGACGGGGACGATAACGGCGGTTGGTGCGAGCTATGCGGTTGCCCGATCGGTGGGAAGAAAGCAAAGATAACATGGGAAGATACCGAGTGCCCCGACGATAACTGGCCAGAATTGAAGAGGTTGAAATGACGACAACTATTCAGATGATCAAAAAGAAGCGGGGCGAGTCGTGGGTGGAATTCTACGCCCGCCAGTTGGATCTATTTGATACAAACGCCCAGGGATCCTTTGACTGGGACGAGGAAAAGCACCCCAGGGCGGAAGATGGAAAGTTTGCGGAGAAAGAGGGCGGCGAGAAGCCGGTACGGTCTAGGGACCGGCACAAGCAATTTATCGCCGCGATGATCGGGGAGCTTGACGGTTACGACCTGGAACCAGAAGACCTCCCTTCAGTCGCCAGCCTAGATAACATCTTTACCGCCCTGAAGAGTCACCGGAAAGGAGGGGAGCCGACACCGCCGCCTCTCCCTGAAGCCGGGGACTATAACAACCCCGAGAAAATGGCGGAACGCGATAGCAAGCTGCAAGAGTATTACGATCAAACGGACCAAGTCGCCCGCGATGCCCAGACGATCAGCGCCCGCGTCCGGGAGTATTTTACTGACTTAGGGATAGCACCGCCGGAGGGATTAGATCCCGATCTGAACCGCGACCAGCTGGCGAGAACAGAGGAGCAGAAGGAAGTCCGTAGAGCGATTGAGAAAGAGCGCCGCAGTGGAGAACGTGAACGATTAAATCAAGAGGCGCGGGAATTCGGCGAGAAACATCGCAAGAGAGTCCCCGCCGCCCATAAAACCCCCCAGGCTAAATGGATTGCCGCGAAGATCCTCCAGGCGATCGATAAGATGGCGGACGATTCCGCTAAATTTGAGGAGCTTCAAGCTCTTTACGATCGAGCCCGCAACTACGAGGACGACGGTTTCGGCTGGGGGGACTTTGAGACGGTGGAAAAGGAAAACCAGCAGCTAATTAAAAAATACTCGCCGTCCTGGTCTAAGCGGCCCCACTTTCTTAATAGTCTAGAGAACTCAGTATCTGCCAAGAATAGGCTGGAGGAACGATTCAAGGAGGGTTTTTGGAATCACATGGATGCCCCGTTCGACTTCGACAAGCAACACGCTAAGGCACTAGAGAAGGCCCTGAAACTTAGGGATCCGGCCGACATCGACCCGTCAGTGGTGGAGCCCTACCTGTATAACGATTGGATGCCGGAAGAGGTAAGATCAGAATACTACAAGGCCGCCCGCGGCGAAGGCTCCGCCACCACGACCGACCGCTGGAAGGAATACACCGGCGGTGAAGAGTTTCAGCACGTCCAGTCTCTAATGAAAACCGCCAAGGCCGAAGCCTATGAAGAAATGGCGGACGTGTTCACCCAGGCGGAGGAAACCCTGGCCGCCACTGACCTGATTCCCTTCGATGAGTACATCGCCGACGCCAAAAAGGAAATGGAAGAGGCCGAGGCGGCGCGAGACGAAATGGATAAGGAATTCAATCCGGAAGGAAACGTAAGCTGGTCAATTCCATTTGAACGCGAGGAGGAGTACGATCGCGTTTCCTCCCGTTTGCTACATGCGGCCCAGAAGCACGCCGATATGTCGGAAACCTATAAAAAACAGCGGCGGGATTTAGGACAGAAGTGGCTCAAACCTCTTATGCCCACCTCGACCGCACAGATCAACGCACCTGAGCCGGAACATTTGAACGAAACAGGCCGCCAGAATTGGAATACCGCCCGCGAATTCCTAAGTAGTGTTCTTTCCAGCGACATCGGCCAGATCGACACTAAGATCGTCCCTATTGAAGAGGATTCGGTTTACGGCCCCTACCGCGCCTATTGCCGCGCGGATTCTATGCACGTAACGCCTGGCCAGTCGGTTGATACTTTCGTACATGAATTTGGCCATGTAGTGGAACATCGGAACCGTAACGACCTGGGGCAGTTGTCGGCCGCGTTTGTCAGTGATCAGTTAATGGAATCCGACGAGGCTCCCGTACATTTGGGCCCAGGATACGAAGCGATAGAATACGGATCTAAAGATAAGCTAATTGATACCTATGCCGGTAAATGGTACGGCAAGACTTCGAGTGAGATATTCTCGATGGGGATTGAGGAACTTTGGCGGGATCCCGTCCGACTGTACACCGAAGCCCCGGAGCAATTCCGGTTCGTTATGGCCATGGCTCACGGAAAATTCTAGGAGAAGAACATTGATCACTAAAGAAAATCCGAATGGTATCCTCGGCTACCTCGACATGGGCCCCGGTGGACTCGTTAATCTAGTTGATCGTGGCGGGGATCTAGCCTGGTACGCCGAAAGGCCTGGGCTAGTGGAGTCGGCGGAGGCCCTGGGGATCCTCGAACGGATACCAGAGCACGGCGGGAACCCCGTCGCCTGGGCAATTCGCGAGCTAAAGCAATACTGGGGAGGATTCGCCCACACTTACCCACTTATCCGCCCACTTTCCCCCACCGACGACGGCGGTGGAGGTGACGACGACCCAGCCCCCGAACAATACTCCCGCGGAGTAATGCAGCGGATCGGCTACGTCGAGACATCCAACGGCCGCCTGGACCTTGTGGAGGATAACGGCCGCCTGATCTGGACTAGTCAGAATCAAGGCCTGGAAGCCAAGGCCCGCCGACTGACGCCGACGGACGGCCGGGACGCCACGACCGCCCTGAACGCCGCCCAGCGATACTTTGGCGGTTTCACCCGTCGACTGCTGGCCACGGAGCCAGTGGACCCGGCCGCGGTAGCAGATACCAGGCTCTGGTCGCAGTGGGACCGACAGCGACACAACAAGGCCGAGCACTACGCCAGGCCGCTGAAGTCGTCGCCAGGTCAATTGTCGTTCGGATTCGGTGGAGAGCACCAGCCAGGCGAAACGAAGGTTGAGAACGGCACAACCTACGTGTTTAACCAAAATCACCGCTGGGAACGCGCCGACCAGAAGGAGATGGCACCGCAGGAATCGCACGCCGTCGATCCGCGCGAGGACTACAAGGCCAACGGAACGAAGGCCCAGGCCTTCTTGGCCTGGTTTGGCAATTGGTTGAAAGATCCGGCCAACTCTTCCCAGGTCGTGGATGAGAATGGAGAGCCCAGCCATAACCTAGAGGTAGATTCTAGCAAGGTAATGGAGGACGGATCGCCTATCGTCATGCACCACGGCACTCGCACCGGCGGATTCGGAACTTTTGAGCCGAGGTGGGGCCAGGCCACCACGGACACTCAGAACACCAACGGGGATGATTTACTGTACGGCCCCGGCCACTACTTCACCGACGATAAAGGTATCGCCGAGGATTACATGAATATCGGCGACGATGAATTCACGTATTCGCCTAAATTCGACGACGCGGAAACAGTATCGAGACTAAGGTCTGCCGTCATCAGCGCGTTAGATCGTGCGCAGAACGAAGAGGCCGAAGGAAATACCGGCCCGTGGGGAATAATGGGAGGCGCTCCTGGCGTGTTTGATCTCAAGCAAGCACTGAAGGACATCGACGAAGGGAATTACGACTCAAGCAGTTTAAGCGGCGAGAAAAAAGATCAACACGATTGGTTCAAGGGCCGCGGGGTAAGCACCGACGAATTGTTCACCTCCAAGCAGGTAAACAACCGAGAAATAAAAGACGTTTACTTGAATATCCGCAAACCGTTTGACGCCGACAAGGGGATAACCCAAGAGGCGGCCCTGGCGATGGTAACGCAAGCCAGGCCCGAGCCACTAATCGACGCGGTCTACCCGACAGCAACGCCAGAACTGCGAGAGAAGTTAGCGCGGACGCTAGGCGGGAAATTGACGAGTCTCGCCGACTACGTCATTGATCGACCTGGCGAAATGTTTGAATATCAACGCTTTTCTCTAGTCCTGGGCAAGTCGGTAACTAATGAACTGCTGAAATCGGCGGGATACGACGGGATAACGCACGAAGGCGGCCAGGTAACCAACGGCCGGAGCCACCGCGTTTGGATCGCCTTCGAGGGAAACCAGGTAAAGGCCGTGGACAACGAGGGCACATTCAACCCCGACGATAACCGCATGAAGCACGCCAAGGCCGAGCACTACGGCGGCCAGATGTCGCTATTTGGCGGCGGCCGTCATTCGTCCGGCAAGCAAAAACAATTTACTTTCGGCTCCGATCACTACCCAGGCGAGACGAAAGTAGAAAACGGCGTCACTTACGTTTTCAATCAAAATTCGCGATGGGAACGGGCCGACAAGAAAGAGATGGCCCCGAAAGAGGCGACGGCAATAGATCCCGAACAGGATTACCAGGCCAACGGAACCAAGGCCAGGGCGTTTAAGGGATGGTTTGGCGACTGGGAAAAGGGCGAAGGATCCAAGGTCGTTAAACAGCCAACGGGAGAGCCTGCGGAGCAATGGGGCGAGGAGCCTATCATCGCAGTTCACGGGACGGCCGTCGGCGGGTACCCCGCATTCGACCCCGAGAAGGACAAGGGCCAAAATATCTACGGGAAAGGATTCTACTTCACCGAAGACTACGACATCGGCGAGGAGTACATGGAGAAAGATTCGGACATCGCCGACCGCCGCGGTAGTGCCCGCGCGTTTGTCGATGCAGCTGGCCAGCCCGTCGGCAACTTCTCCCAGGCCGTTATCGATTTCATAATGACGGGCGAAGGCCTTCCGCATCCAGATGAACCGAGCAATCGGTATCGGCGGCTGGGCGTGTTAAATAATCCTAATTGGGATTGGGCGTCGATCATCGCGCTAAACGAGTCCGGCGGTGACGCTGCTAAGTTCCTGGAGATAGTCCGATCGGATCTGACGGGGAAAAAGACCAGTAAGGTATTCAATCGAGAGACTGGGGAGACACGCTGGGAATTAACTGAACCGGGCGGGTACGACTACCAAGACAAGCGGGACGATCATGGCCACGTCGGCACCGGAATAGCGGCGTTTATTAGAGAATACAACGCGGCGGCCGAGCACCTGGGAGAGTCGACGATAGAGGCCGACGTAGCACCTCCGGAATTGTTCGAGTGTTACATGAATATCCGTAATCCGATGGACATGGGAGCAATCCCAACCACTGAGGAGCTAACGGAGTTCCTGGCCAGCTACTCGGCGAGTTTGTACATGGATGACATTCTCGGCTACGACGAATGGAAGGAACTCGGCACAGACTATTCAATGCACAGTGACCAGATGACCGTCGACATGCTGACGGAAATCAAGCGGAGAATGGTCGGCAGTCAATACGAAGAGGATGCTGAATTCTGGAACGGAAAAGCCGTTAAAGCGGGCGATCCCGTTTGGCCAGCGATGCACCAGACGCAAGAGCTATCCTGGGGCGATGTCCAATTTATTATGACGAACGGGCAGCACCGCGGCGATGCAAACCGATTTAATGACAAGATCAGAGAACGAGGGCACGACGGGATAACGCACCTCGGCGGCTGGAATATCGGAACGAAAACCCACCGCGTCTGGATCGCGTTTGAACCGGAACAGATCAAAGCCGTGGACAATAAGGGCACATTCGACCCGAAAGATAGGCGGATGAAACACGCCAAGTCGAGCCTACCATCTAGAGCACCAGGCGGCGTCGGGAAGAAGATCGGCGGCGCGCTTTACGTTCACCGCAATTACGCTGACCTCGGCGGTGACCAGGTCGACCGGGCCCGCGGTGCCCTGCCTGCGGACTTCGATTACCAGGTCGTCAAGATCGACGAGTCCAACGGAAACACTACTTTCATTGCCAGCCCCGACTTTGACACGGCCGCGGAGCCGACCGTAGGCAATCAGATTTTGGTGAAGGCCGACGGGACAACGAAGCCCCGCCAGGCCGGAGCCGATCCCGAAATCTATCACCATAAATGGTTATTCGTCGCCGATGATTATCGCGGCTTCGACGTGGAAGAATCCAAGAGCCGATCGCAGGACTGGATCGACCTGGACATTGACAAGAGCCGCATCGGGCGCAAGAGCTATTGGGAGGATAACGTAATCCCGAAAATCCATTACGCGAAACAACTAAGCCTCTGGGACGAGGAGAAGCACCCGCGCGATGAGTCTGGACTATTCGCCGAGAAGGACACCCCGAAGGACGCCCCCAAGAAGGAGCCGAAGAAAGACACCGCCCCGAAGAAGGCCGCCGTGAAGGTGATCGAGTCGGACAACTACCCCGAACTCGACGCCGGGGATCCATCCGACTCGGTCCTATACATCGGCACCGGCCGCAAGTCCGCCAGTTATACGCTTCGCTCGAAAACCTGGGCATACAACTCCCAGGGCCGGAAGTACGAGCGAGACGGCCACGAACAGACCCTGGGGCCAACATGGGAGAAGGCCCTGGCGAAGGCCAAGAAGATCCTGGGCGAATACGATCGGGACGAGACGCAGACGCTATACGCTGTTGAATTCAAGCTCAACCCGAAAGACGCGGCCAGGGCTTCCGATGTGCTCAAGGCCGGTAAGTATGAGAATTCCACCGTGCAAGAGGTCGCCGACTCAGACCCTGGGTATCTCCAATGGCTCTGGTCAACTGAGAAGTTCCGCGACGATCCGAAGCAGAAAGGGATCCGGGAAGCGGCCGAGGAGATCGGCCACGGCCCGCTACCAGAGACGCAGGACCTGATTGACCACGCAAAGAAGATCGAGGATCAGCTGGCCAAGGAAGAGGGAGAACAGGCCGAGGAGAAGCAGACCAACCCGACAGCAATGGCCAGGCATTTACTCTGGGGCGCGAAGTTTGACGAGGCCCGCGAAAAGATCTCCAAGGGATCCCAGGGCCGATTTGATAAAGGCGTGGACTGGGCGGAGAATACCTTTAACGACGAGAACGACGGCCGGGAAAGCGAGATCACAAAGCTGGTGATGGAGAACGCCGTCCGACTCAACCGCACGGCCGAGAAGAAGGCCATGGCCAAGCACCGCTGGGAAGCCAGCGGGCCGACGGCCGACGCGGCGGGCCTCTTCCTGGATCACGTCGAATCACTCGGCCAGAGGGATCACCCATTCGTCGACCTATCCTGGAAAAAATGGATGATCGACAACGACGAGACGACGCCCCGCGAAGTCCTCGACGATATCCTGGCGGCTCCCGACGGCCTGGCCATGGATGACCTGGAAGTGATTCAGCGAGTCGTTGACGCCTACGAGAAGAAGATGGCCAAGGCAAAGCCCGACGCATTCTGGATCGGCGTCGGCGCGGCCACAAAGAAGATAATCGACGGCCTGGGAGACGGGCCAGGCGTCCCGAAGTCCATCCAACTCGAAAAGGAATTGTGGGACGTTAAGAAGAAATGGAGGGCGGCCATTGAGGAGATGAAGACCGACCGCGCACAGAAGAATCAGAAGCGCCGACGACGTTACGCGAAAGATTGGACCGAGGACGACCACCCGAGAGCTGACGATGGGAAGTTTGGAAGTGGCGGCGGATCCTCGTCCGGTGCCTCTAGTGAGTTCTTGGGGACCTGCGACCGGATACGAAAGAAGCCGGGCGGGGAGGAGTGGTGGCAGGACATCATGGAGAGAAAGCAGGAAATCACAAAAGAGGATTTCCTGGCCGCAGTCGACCCCCAGGCCGTCCTGGACGACGGGGAAACATTCGACGAATACCTAGAAACGCAGAGCATGGATAAATTCTATCGAACCGACGACTTCCTATTCATGGCCGACGGGTATCCGAACGGGTTCGAGTTCTTTTGGAAGAGTGGCGGAGAAACCCAGGACGACGAACCGGCCGACATAAACGGGCTAGAGGCCAAGCTAAAAGCAGACCACGCCGAAAACTTGGATATTCTCCACATGTCCGAGGACGATCACGCCATCCGCCTGGAGCATGTCCGGATGAAAGAAGGAGCCAGGGGCAAGGGCACCGGCGGGGCCATCCTCCGAGAGCTTCAAGAGTATGCCACCAAGAAGAATAAGCCGATCGTCCTGGAGGCCGAACCAGAGGCGAGAAAGAAGAAAGCGCTGAACGAATTCTACAAGCTCCACGGATTCAAGCCGCCAGGCCGGAACCGCGACTATTCACTGCCGCGCCATACTCACATTTGGCGGCCAGAGGACGGCGTCACCAAGTACAAGATGGGCGAGGCCGGTTGGCAGACCATCGGCGGCGGTGCTCCAGCATACGTCGATGACGAGGGGATTATCCTCGCTGGATGTCCTGGCCTGGAAGGGGAGCAAGTCGCGCTGCTGGATGAGAACCGAGAAGAGCGCGAGGCCAAAATGGACGCGGCCGAAGATGCTGGATGGGAATCCTCCGAACAAAAGAAGGCCCGCGACATCTGGCAGAAAGGCCACGACCAGGCTCCCGAGGGATTCGGCGGGATCGTCCTGGCGAAGATCGGCGACACCTACTACGCATTCGGCGACGATGCCGGAATCATGGGCCAGGTTAGCCAGGCCGGAGATGGAGAGGTCGCTACATTCAAGGAGGACGACCTCCAACACCACCTGGAGAGAATCGTGGCAGGCGGCCATCGAGTCGCGATTGTGAACGAGTCCGGCGGGCAGGTCGAAACAGACGACGAGAGCCACGACGAACTCGAGGACGTAGTGGAAGAAGAGGCCAGTGAAGAGTTAGATGGTTCCTTTGACTTTGGAGGTGGAAACGATGAGCCCGACGACCTGGTGGGAGCAGAGGAACAGGAACCCGGCGGGGTGGCGATGGATCCTGGAGCCGACGACCCAGCGGCCGCACACGCCGCCGCGGCCGAGCAACTCGACAACGCCCCTGGAGCCGTCGGCCACCTTATTGGATCAATGCACGCCAGCAGAGACGCCCGCAAGACAGGATCCGCAGTAACAGACCAACTCGATGCGGACTACGCCAAGAGGATCGCCGACGCGATCAACAAGGGCCTGACGACGCCCGACGGGTTTGGAGATGCCTGGGACCTTTCCGAGCAGTTGGGGCCAGGTGCCGTCGGATATTCGTCGCCAGCTGGCCAGGTGATTATGATCCCGCCATCGATGCAGGGCCAAGACTGGGAAGTACGATACACGGTCCTCGGCGGCGACGAAGCACCGGCCGAAGCGGCGGGAGACGGCCAGGACGAAGGAGCCGGAGATTTCGATTTCGGCGGCGTCGAACCTGAACCGGAAGCACCGGCCCCCGATCCGAAGCCACCCAAGGGCGGGACAGACTGGGGAGGACTCAAGACTCCACCGATGCTGGCCAACGCGATCAAAGAGGCCGTCGGCGATGATCCGCTGATGCAGTCTGGCCTACGCGATACCATCGAAGCCGTTTACAACCAAAAGACGGAAGAGGTAGCAACCAACAATGCGAGCATGGATGGGATCATGTCGTTTTACGCGGCCAACGAAGTCCGAGAGGTTCCCGTCCAGGTGAACAACCGCAACCGCGGCGCGATGGAGAAGAAATTCCCGGCCGACAAGGGATACCAGGTATTCGATACCTGGGTCCGCGGTCCCGATGGCCAGCAGGTAATGTTCGTCCCTGGCGGCGGTGGCAAGCAAAAGCAGAGCGCGATCATCAAGAATATCAGAGAGGGCCAGTGGGAAGATTCCGACCAGATCCCAAGGGGCTACATTTTCGATCAACTGGCGATGTTCGCGGGCCGGGAGTATTCCACGTACCTCGACCAGGTCCGGGCCACCGTTGGGGAATCGGGCGGCGAGCGGATGTCCGACGAAGAGGCCTTGTATGAGGGGATTTCGACCTGGGAGAGAATGGACCCCGTCCCGCCCCGATCGCACGACGACAACGTGGCCGAGGCCCTGGGCTGGATGGTGGCGGCCGAGAAGTCCGCGGCCAATCCATCGGGATTGACGGCCGAGCAAGAAGAAGAGATCGGATCCCGAGAATTCAAGAAGGGCCGATATGCGGCCAGGTATCGCAAATGGACCCGTTCGAAGCTATCTCGTTTGATCTACGGCCGCCAGATGAACCTCTGGGGAGAAGAGGACGAACAGAAGCACCCGCGCGGGGCTGATGGTAAGTTCGCCGAGAAGCCTGGCGAGAAAGAATCAGAGGAAGAATCCGGAATTGACTGGGAAGCCGAGGACGCGGCCGACGCCGAACACGAAGCCAACCAGGAAATCGTTGCATCGATCGCCTCGCTGAACTTTGCTGATGCGATCGACCAGGCCGGGGACTACGACAGCGAAACCGACGCGATCGAAGCCTACTTCCAGAACGCCGCGGACACACTAGAGGAAAGAAGTAGCGAGTTTACTGGCGACTTTGAACGATTCAATAACCTGGTCAGCGCCTGGGATCACCTCGAGAAGGAGCACCGCGGCGAAGGCGAAGGGAACAATGAAGACTTCCCCGACAAGTTCACCAAGGAATCGGCCGAGAAGATCGCCGAGCAACTGGAAGGATTCCCAGAGCCAGAGGAGGCCACCGAACCGGCCGAGGACGCCGAGGATGGCGGCTCTGGATTTCGTCACAACCTCCTGCCTGTTTTGAATCAGACGCCCAGCTGCGGAAAGGCGACGGGATGCGGGGATCCACCCGAGGCGAGCAGCGGCGAGAAGATACCCGGCGGGATGCTGCCGGTTGAAGATTACGACAAAATCCTGGTGCAATTCAGCGGCGGTAAGGATTCAATCGCGTCTCTGCTGAAGGTGATACACGACCTCCAGAAAGCCGGGCTATCGGATACCGAGATCCGGGACAAGGTCGAACTATGGCACCAGCGAATTGACGGCGAAGGCCGCCATTTTATGGATTGGCCAATAACCGAAGGCTATTGCGAACAAGTAGCGAAAGAGCTGGGCCTATCGATGCGATCGCAATGGAGAGAGGGAGGATTCGAGGGCGAGCTAAACAAGCCGGAAGGCGAACGATCGGCGGGCGTCTGGTTTGAGGGCGACGACGGAGAGCGGACGTTCCTCGAGACGAATAGCCCGCAGGCCAGCACCGCAGGCCGCGGGAAGTATCCGGCGCAGGGGTGTGATCTCAATTCCCGCTGGTGCTCCGCATCGCTCAAGATCGATGTGGCCGCGCGAGCGCTCACCAACGACCCGAGATTCGCAGGACCGGCCCGCCAGCCCGACGGGACCTACGTCACCGGCGACGGCCGCCACACCCTAAAGAAAGCCGGGAAGAAATGGCAAGTCCACGACAAAACGACGGGAGAAATGGAAGAGGCCGAGAGCCTGAACGAAGCCAAGAACGGCCTGGCCAAAAAGCTGTTATTTGTCTCTGGCGAACGACGGGAGGAAGGCGGCAACCGAGATAAGTATCTCGAGGCCGAACTACACCGGACCCACGCAGGCGAGCGGAATGTACACCAATGGCGGCCCGTCATTGATTGGTCGGAAAAGGAAGTCTGGGACGCGATGAAAGAGGCTAAGATTTTGCCGCACCCGGCCTATCGCCTGGGCTACGGCCGTCTCAGTTGCCAGCATTGCATTTTCGCCGACAAGAACCAGCTGGCGAGCAACTTAGAACTGGACCCGGAAACCGTCCAGATCCATGCCGACAACGAGGACGCGATGGGCCATACGATCAACTCGATATCAAACTCGCTGAACAAGCAGGAAGATGGCAGCTACAAGTCCCCAGGCGGCCGCTACAACGTGACCAAGGTCGGCAAGGTCTACGAAGTGGAAGACACCGAAGAGGGCACGATCGAAGAAGTGCGGACCCTCAAAGACGCCCGGAACCTGGCCCTGGGCCCGGCCGAGGTCGACGACAAGGGCAAGAGCAAGGGCCGCGCGTCCCTGCCTTACTCGATCCTGGCCAAGGCCGCGACGGGCGAGAGCTTCGTAACTGACAAACCGGCCGAACTGAAGGCCCTGGCGATGGCCAGAGAGTACACCGACTCGGTGCTGGTCGACGACTGGGATTATCCGTCGGGAGCCTTTAAGAAATCTGGCGGGCCTGGCGTCCTGGAAGAACACCCAGACGGCCCACCGAAGAAAAAGAAGAACAGCAAGCGACTCGGCGGCGGGCGCGATACGATCTACGCGACCGCCTACATGGCCGTAAGGTACGGGAAAAGGTTACAAGCCGACTAAGTCGATCCGCTAGACTCCCGAACGCTCTCGGCCAGATTGTTGATTGCGTCGGCAATAAGAGAAAGCCCGTCCTCTCCAGGCTCGATGGCGGCGGCCAGGTCCTTGAATCCCTCGGTCAGACCCATGACGGCCTCGGTCAGCGACGTTACATGATTGCCATAAACGTCGGGCGAACCCGCAACATTCGGTGTTATGGCGTCCCCGACTCTAGTGAGTGCATAGGTGAGTTCGCGTACTTCTTCGCTATTAAGCATTTTGTATTATCCTCGGATTTGTGGTTAAAAAAACAGACGGCGGAACCCGCAACAAGCGGGGAAGTCTACCCGTAGACCCCTTAACCGTCGTCTGCTAGTGCTTCGATGTTCATTACGTTTCGAATAATGATTGCTGAACCTGCGGCGGCCCCGCCGTTACTTCCTCTTCCTCTTCCTCTTCCTCTTCCTCTTCCGCGGCCACTTCCACTACGACCTCGGCCGAAACCCACACGGTCGCATTGCGATCTGACCTAGTTTTCCGTACTCCTCCGCTATCCTTGACGAGCTTGGCATTGACTAGATCAATCCGCCGCGGCCTGGTCGTGGACGCAGTAACACCGGCCGCCTCAAACTCGGCCAGCACCTCGTCGTCGATCGCCCCCGCCTCCCCACGGCTTCGTATGAAAGCGAGAACACGATCGCGCCAAATCTTCGCAGTTGGCTCGGCGGCCGCCGCGGCTTCCTTGCTTGGTTCACTATGCGGTTGGTAGGGTAGCGCCATCGTTTGAGCCTTTCTGGAAAAGTTTCGCGTCTGGTTCCATCGGGTGCCGTGCCACGGTTCCGACGGCTGGATATTCTCCCCAGCTATCATCCCAGTGGAATAGCGACCGCATCGAGTAGAGCCCGGTGGGAGCCTCCCAGGGGAACCGCCACCCGGCCAGGACGTAGACGCCTTTCGGCTCCGATCGGCAGAGCACCGTCGGCCCGCCTGGCTCCACCGTCTCGAGAGAGAGCCCGGTGATGCAGTGAATGGCTGGACTGGCCCCGAGTCGCTGGAGGATCAGGGCCCCCGGATTCAGTGGATTGGCTTTGCGGTCGGCCAGTGTCAGCTTTACGGTGATCGTTTCTTTATTGGCGTACAGGACCTTCATTTGTCCCCTCCCCTCACTTTCCACGGTGTTGTTGCAGGCGGTGCCTATTCGGCGGCCGCGGCGATCTCTTTCTCTAAACGTGCCAGGTCCGCCTTAGCTTGTTCTGTCCGCTGGTCGAATTGCCGACACAGCAGATCACGATCGACGGCGGCATTTTCGATCTGCTGCTTTAGCTTAACTACCCGCTGGCGTTTGGCGTCAAGGATTAGGCTGTCTGACATGCGATTTCGTCCTCGTTTTTCCACGTAATAAAAGGCCCGACTGGGGCCGGGCTTTCCGACTCAATGACAGTGTACCGTCTGGCCAGCTGCTGAATCAATCGAGTTCTTTATTTTGGTATTAATAGCGGAGCCCTGGCTCACCTCGACAACCCGCAGGCAGATTTCCATCCGCTGGTCAATCGGTAAATCGGCGACCTGGGCCTGGCACTCTCCACAGATAGGGATCGGGCCCGGCGCAGATTGCAGGATCCGCAGGCAGAGAGGGCAGAGCTTCATCAGTTCCTCGGCCAGTTGTAGTTAGTCCTATCATCCACTGATACCGATACGTTCTTGGATTCGCCGTCGTGGATCTTGATCTTGATAGCAACCTCGCCGTGGACCCCACGGACATGGCAACTTTTCAGGACCTTCGTCAAATAGGCGTCAATATCGGCCCGGATCCGGTGGGACATCGCATCAGCGTGCGGCCATTCTTTTCCAGGTAGTGGCGGTGGTTGAGTCATTAATTTGGTTCCAGTCCATTGGTGTTGGCGGTATGGCTTACGCCAATAATAGCAGGATGACGCCAAAACGCTAAACCGGGGCCGCCGCTAAGAGCTTGACAGTTTCGGCGTGTAACCCTTACCATTTGTTAGATCAATCAACTTAATCCGGTTCTGATTTCCACAGACCGCACGGCCCAATAAGCCGCTGCGGTCTTTTTTTATGCCCCTCTCAGCAGCACCAGAGCAGACCGCGAACAAGCCGCAGATGTCGCCCGCCACGCAAGATGGCGAGTTTGTGCGGTTCGATCACGTCTGCGTATTCGATAGCCACGTCGGAGATGACGGCGTCGAATACAACCAGGCCCTGCTGGAGAACATCGCCGAGAACAATAACCGTCGGATCCGTGACAGCGGCGACTTCGTGCCCCTGGTGCTCCAACACACCGGCGACGAAAACGCCCCGCCAGACTACGATCCGCCCGTTGTCGGACTCTCTGGCCCGTTTTACGTGGACGCATTTGGGACCGAGAAGCCCCGCCCCGCCATTTTCACGACTTTCTGGATCTTCAAGGACCAAGAAGCGACCGTCCGCAAGTATCCCCGCCGATCCGTGGAGATATGGCCAGAGGACCGCCCCGAAGATCGATACTTTGATCCGATCGCGCTGCTGGGAGCCGAGACGCCGAAGCGCGACCTGGGCCTGATCTACTCCAAAGGCACGACCCGAGGCGGAAAACGGCCAGTACGGTACGAAATGGGGGCCGCGGCCGCCGCGCCGTCTGGAACCAATACATTTTTACCTGGCGGCGACAACCGCAAGAAACAAAACGCTAAAGGAGCCGACGCGATGCCCCAGCAATTCTCGACCGAACAGCTAGACCAGCTCACCGAGGTTATCCGGTCGATCGTCGCCCCGATGATCGACGAGGCCGCCATCGGTAACGATGCTGGTGCTCCACCGGAGCCCGAGTTTGATCCAAATATGCCCCCCCCTGCCGACCCGATGGCTGGAGCTGGTGCTCCCGCCGACCCGATGATGGGGGCACCGGCCCCCGCACCCATGCCACCTGGCCCCGCCGATCCTATGGGCGGTGGGGACGAAATTCCGGGCCTCGAACCCGAGGAAGATGATCAAATGAACTACATGCAAGGGATGTATGCCAAATTCCAGAAGTATGGGAAAGGCGAAGAATTCGACGAAGGCGGCGCGGGGGCATTCCTCGACACGCTGGACGGCGAAGAGTCCGAGCAGTTCCGTAAGTACATGATGGAAAACGGCGACGACGACGACAAAATGCAGTACAGCAAATGTACTGGTGCCGACATCAGCGACGAGGACCAACCCGAAGCGGCCCAGTTGCAAAAATACCGAAAGCGAGCCCTGGATGTTTCCGCGAAATACCGGAACCAGAAGCGGATCGCCGACAAGTATCAAAAGGAAAACGCGGAATTGAAGCACCGCCTGGCCGACCTCCAGCAGGCCGAGCGATATCAACGCCGTCGCCGAACACTGACCGAACTGGAAGCCCAGGGCCTGGTATTGGACGTTGCCGACGAGATGGCCCACACAGACGGCTATTCCGATCAGGCATTTGAGGACCACGTAACCCACGCGGCCGAGCATTACGCGAAAGTCCCGATGGGCCACCTGGAACTCGGCCAGCACCTTCCCAAGCCGTCACCCGGAACGATGTCCGAAGGACGTAGCCGCCGGATCGGCGACGAAGCCCGCAAGCGAGTCCTTGAGGCCCGCCGTAAAGGCCAGGACGGAGACGCACAGAACTACTCGAAAGTTCGCGCCCAGGTCGAAGCAGAAGATAAACTCTCGGCGGTATAACACCCGCCCCGAGATCCCAGATAGATAGTTGGTATCGATTTCACCGAACCACACGCCGCCCCAAAAGAGCGCGTGTGGTTTTTTTTTGGACAAACGCAGAAATTCATCGGAGTTTTGAAATGAGCGTACACGGAAACACAGTAGCTGTAAAAGCTGGCGGCGATATTAACCCGAGCCGGTTCGTCATCGGCGGCGCAGCTGATCACACAGTCCTCGAAGGAACGGCCGCGGCGACCAATGTTGTTGGCGTTTCGGGTGAAGGTACCCAGGACGCACCCCAGACCGGAGCCTCGGCCCTGGCTGCCGAATCTGGCGACCATTTCCAGATGCATCCCTTTGGCGACGAAGCCCTGATTGAAACCGGCGGTGTGGTTGTTCGTTGGACCTACGGGGCCAGCGATGCAGACGGCAAAGCTGTTACGGCCACCACCGGCCAGACCGCTAACTGCCTGTTTGCAGAATCCGCCGCGAGCGGTGAAAAAGTCCGCGCGATGGTTATCTCGCCTTACCAAATCCCTTAATTGAATAGCCAATTAGCACTTAACATTTCCCGCCCCGACCGGGCGATTTTGAAACTCACTAGGAGACACGAATCATGGTCGCAAGATTCCCGTCGGGGACAAACACGTACATTCCAAATACAGACGCAACCAACAACCTGGTTGTTGACTTTTCGCGGAACCCGAAAGAGTTCCCGATCAGTGAATGGACGCAATACGTGCCCGTTACGAAAAACGTAGGCCGCTATATCGAGATGAAGATCGAGATGGCTGGCCGGATCCTCAACTCGGATGGCTCCGACATGGCCTGGAGTGATGGCGCACAGCGACCGTCAAACCAGGGTAACGTCGAAAGTTTCGAGTTCAAGCCGTACCAGACTCGGCGATACGAAACTGGCTTCAACCTCGGCGAATTGGCCGCGGATCAGGCCGAGTGGGACATCCTGGCGCACCACGCCCGGATCCACGCCCAGCGTATGATGACACTACGGACCCAGTTGGCCGTCACCGTTGCCACGACATCCGGAAATTATGCGGCAACGCATACCTCGGCCGTCTCCGCGATTGCGGACGTTACGGACAAGTGGGACCTTTCCACGACTGCCCGAAGCGATATTAAGCGATCGTTTGACTACGCCGCGGACATCATCCGGCAAGACACGTTAAGCGTCGTTAAGCCCGACCAGCTAATGGTCGTGATGAGCCCCGGTTGTGCTCGAAAATTGGCCGTGTGCCAAGAGGTCCGCGACTTCATCAAAGGAAGCCCCGATGCGTCGAAATTGATCACGTCGAACCTCGGCTCCCACAACAACTACGGCCTTCCCGATACCTTGTTCGATTACAAGATTATCGTCGAGGACACCGTGAAGACCACGAACCGAAAAGGCGCGACAAAAGCGACCTCGGACGTGCTGGCCGACGCGACTCCATTCATGTGTGCCCGACCTGGTGAACTGGAAGGAATCGAGGGATCTCCCTCGTTTTCGTCGTTCACTTTGTTCCTAAAAGAGGAACTAACAGTCGAGTCGAAGCATGACCGCGACGCGCGACGGCACCAAGGTTCGGTCGTCGATGACCAGGTCTGCACAATGACCGCGCCTATTAGCGCTTTCCTCTTCACCGCGGCCGTTAACTAACGACCGATTTGAAAAGCGACGTAAAAAGGACTCCGCATCATGGCCTCATTCGCCGACGGTTCTGATCTTCTCGAACGCTACGACGCCCGCACGGTGGGCGACCTGGCCGAAGATCTGGGCGCTCGAGTGGCGGCCGCGGATATCCCAACATCTGCCAACGTCGTAACGGCTTTGTCTGGAGCAACCGGCGAGATTCTTTCGTCGGTAGCTCGGGCGGCCCGCTACACCCAGGCCGACCTGGTGGCCCTGACGGGCGAAGACTTGGCTTACCTAAAGGATCTGACGTGTGCGATCGCATTCTGGAGACTCTGGAAGCGGCGGCCGTACACAGACGACGCCATCCGCAAAGAGGCCCGCGAAGAATACGAGAGTATTCTGAAGATGCTCCGGAGCGGAGAGACGATTTTCGCCGTCGCCGAAGTAATCGACGCGGGGAAACCACAAATCGAAACAGTAACGCGAGTCGAAGCCCCGAACTGGCAGTTGGTCGTCGACAGATGCCGCGGCCGATTCTTCCCGAGTCGCCGAACCTACCGCAACCGATAAAGGAAATAAACCGTGGCAATAGAACATGTTGTAGCCGGAGCCGTGACAGTAAAGTACGGATCGATCACCCTGGGATATTCCAGGGATGGCGTATCCATCAGGATCGAGCCGCGATGGGGTGACATTGCGAGCGATGACTGGGGCGGGGCAGGCGGAGCACCAGCTGACACCCAGCTACTCGGAGCCACCGCGGCGATCACCGCCGACTTGACGAAATACGACGCCGCCGCATGCCGAAAACTGACGGCGTTTGAAAAGGGCGGAACAGCGGGCGTATTGCCCCAGCTCGGAACTTTGATCCGGCAAGATACCGAATTCGATGTATTGGACCTGGACGGCCTCAATGAGGACTGGACTTTTAACCAGGCCTTCATGCGTCAGGCCGTCGAGGTCAATAAAGGGACGAAATACTCTACATTCCTGGTCGGCTGGGAATGCTGGTTAGACGATACAACCGCCCGCGTGCTATTCACGATCGTATAGAGTTCTTGACCCATCTTGGCGGTGGCTGTTATTCTTCTGGGGCCTACCTGCCCCAGGAGAATAACTAATGAACGGCGAAATTAACGACAAACTGACCGGCCGAGCCAACCAGGCCGCCAGGATCGCAGGCTATCAAAAGACCGCCGCCTATGGGTATCCGTTTAAGGGCCAGTCGGTCGACGGACTCAAATTGGCCGTCAATAAATCTATCGGAGAGGCTCTGGTCAGACGTGCCGCAAGAGAAGCCGACGGCGGTTACATCGTCGTCGTGATGACCTCGGACCTGGCTGGTATCGTTTACGACTTTTGTAGTGATCTACCGCTACACCCTTCCGATCCTGCCGAAATAATCAGTATCGCGGCCGACCTGGAAGAATCCCAGGCCGACCCGTTGCCACCACCGCCACCGACAACCCCGCCGACTGGCCCCTCGGCCACAATGCGGAAGAAAGATTAACTATGTTTTCATGGCTCCTCCGCACCGTATCGCCACAGCAGAATCCAAACATTTACAAATACTGGGACGGATTTAAGTGTCGATATGCGGACCCCCAACAACTTTGGCTAAAATTGTGGTCCGATCCGGATTGCGACCCTGAAGCAGATTTCCCATCGGCCCACGGGATGGACGGCAAAGGAAACGATGTCCCGTTCGACGTGGAAGCGCACGCCCGCGTCCTGGTGCTGATCGCCAAGATTTTCGACGTGAAGCCCTGGGAGGAAGGTAAGGGAGGCCTGACCGTTGAACAGATGTTTATGCTCCAGACAGAGTATTTAGTCTACATGAACGAACTCAAAAAAAAACGCGACCGCTTGCAACAGTCGTTGCGACGTTCGGCTGGGAAGTCCTCGGAGCCCACGCCGACCACGCCACCAGAACAGGAATTATCCTCAACGCCGACCACGTCGCAAAACGACAAGCTGCAATTACCCTAGAAGCCATAACGGCCGCGTTTAACGGCCTCGACGAGTCCTGGTTTGCGGCGTTTGCGAGGAACGACGAAGAGGCCGAAGCAATGCATAATGTTTACCGGGCCAAACAACAGATGGCAACGGCGATGAATAAAGGATAAAGACAGATGATCCCCTTACTGATCGCCGCCCTAGAGCCATTACTTGCCGCGGCCGCTGCCGAGACGGCCGTGGCCCTTACCGCAGCGGAGGTAGGCACCGCCGCGGCCGCATCAGCTACCGCCGTCGAAGCAGGCACCGCCGCGGCCGCATCAGCAACCGCCGCCGAAGCAGGCACCGCAGCGGCCGCATCGGGCCCGATCGCGACCACAGCAGCTGGTGACCTGGCCGGAAGCCTGGAGAGCGCATCGGGCGGCGTCGGCGTCCCCGCGACCCCGTCAATGCCAGCGGCGACCCCACCGCCATCCTGGGCACCCGGAGCCCGAACAGGAACCACCGGAAAAGTAACCCCGACCGCGGCCGGAGAATGGGGATCGAGCGGATTCACTCCATCGGCTCCGGCAGAGGGCGGATTATCGACATCTGACATTATCGACCTGGCGCAGAAGGTCGACGGAGGCGGAAAGAAAGACGACGGCGGCGGAAGCTCCACCCCCGCGCCCACCCCACCGCCCACCCCACCGCCAGCTCCCACCGGCGGATCAGCACCGCCCGCACCGCCCACCCCACCGCCAATACCGGCCCCGCCATCTGGAGGAGCACCGCCACCAGTTCCCCCCAGCGGAAGCCCACCGCCGAACTCGGCACCACCCCCGCCCGCACCACCGACTGGAGGAGGAGGCCCGCCGCCGTTGCCGCCAGGCGGAGGAGGAGGCGGTGAAGCCCCACCAGATCCCCCTAACAACTCACAGCCCACCGGCGACCCCAACGTACCTGAAGCGGCCGAAGCCGCCCTGACTGATCTGCAAGGCACTTCAGTTAGCGACATGTTGGGAGTAAATCCGATAACGAACGTTTCGAAGAATCGCGTCCGCAGTCGCTACAAAGACCAGAGGAACGCGCCGATCAATGACGCTATGAGCAACATTGGGAAGCGAGGGAAGAACGTCGCCGCCACATTGGCGAACCCAATGGCCTCGCCAATGGAAAAGGCGGGCACGGTCTTAATGGCCGTATGGGATACGGCGAAGGAACTCCCAGCTGCAATCGAAGCCTGGGGCGATAATCTCAAAGAATCGCAACGTCACCTGATGGCTTTCAATGGAGAAATTGCGGGCGCGTTTCTTGAGTCCGAACGACGCGGCATGATCCGCAGCATGGAATCGGGCCAGAACACGTCGGCCAGCACGTCGTACATGACCGACGCCCTGGACGAATTGAAAGACTCATTCCGACCACTCCAGGACATCGGAACTAACCTATACAACAATATCGCCGGATTTACGATGAACATAGTAACGCAGGCCGCCGAGGCCATGAATTACCTGGGATCGATCGCGGCCCTACTGGTCGGAATCGAAGATAACACCGAGAAAGAGGCCCCGCCCGCGCCCTTCATACAGTTTATGATGGACATAGAAAAGCGAGCACCAGGTAACCGGGTGAACGCCCGAGCTAACCGACTCTAAAAGGGATTGATATGGCTGATACATGGATGAGGTACAACGGGATTAAGATCCGGGACGTACTAACCGACTCTATCGATCAGACCGTCGTCGCAGATTCCACGGGCGTCGATCCGCTCTACACCAGGATCGAGGTAACGTGCACCGGAACCATTCACCTCACCAGTGGCGACCTCGATCACGGCTACACGCTACAAGGCGGATTCGCGGCCGGGTGGAGTGCGATCCTGGCGAAGCTAATGCAACCGCGCCGCGAGTTCGTTTACACCGTCGCCGGATCGACTCTGTTTTCAATAAAACCCGGCGCTATTCGCCAGGGGGCACCCGGCGGAGTCGCGACCAGCATGGCCGGGATGGATGTCAATAACGGCCCCTTGCCATCTGCGAAGATAACCGGGATCGTCAGCGGCCGAGTCGCCCGCGTTCAGTTCCGGATCGTCTGCCACGTCCCGCTATGCGATACCGGCGGATCCTCTGGCTCCTCGAATTCCGGCGTAATCAACATGCGCTATTGGATCGCAGAAGATATAAACGGCCAGGACTGGACAACGACCAGAATATACCAGGGCCGGATCCGCGTCGCGCACGCTGGGATCAACGTCCACCAGGCAATCCGGCGGCACCTGGTTATGCCGCCACTCCAGGGCGGATTCTGGCGGAAGTCTATTAAGATTCAGCAGGCCCCGAACGGACTCGAGGCGGATTTCACCGTGATCGACGAGGAACTCTGGGCGCAGGCCCCGAAGCCCGCGCAATGGTGGGACGGCCATCACACGGTATCGAGTCCGATGGCAGGCGGGGCGATCGCCGAATCCGAATTGAAGGTCGAACTGAAGGCAAATAAGGACGTAGACAAGCAGGACCTACTGACCCTGGCGACCAAGATCCTCGAGGCGAAACTCCATCTATTCGACATGGCCAATCAAAAAAGGACGTTTCTACTTTACGCGGCTTATTCCGATAGCCTGGCACATAACCACATCACGGCCCAGGCCAAGATCCGACACGTTGGCGGCCGGGCCGGAACCGAACTATGGAACGTGATCGGGAAGGACCTCGGGACGCCCGTCCTCCTGGATGACTACAACAAAGAGATTCAAGACTACGGCCACCAAACCGCGACGATGGCCGGGCTATTCGCCCAGCGGCTCCAGGATCCGTGTAGCCCCGCGGAAATGCCGCAGACCGCGAACCGCGCGGTCGGAGACACGACGCCGTCCCCCGGCGATACGGTGGTATACATTACTGACGGGGAATTGACCGACCACGATCCAGCCTATTCAACGAGCCACACCGAAGAGGGCGCGTATACCGATTACACGCTTACGTCAGAGATTCGTTCGAAGTCTGGGATGATCGACTTGCCAGTGGGCGATGCGTCGAACAATCCGGGAGTTAACGGCGAGGCCACCGTTGTCGTCCTGCCGGTCCACCAGGGATGGGCCCGCCGCACGGTGCGAGTCACCGCGGAGCGACTCAACGCCTGGCCAGAGCTACCCGCCTGGAATGACTTCACCGACGACAACGGCATAAAATATACATTGCTCCAGGTCCGCCCAGTTCCCTCCAGTCCGGTCCTTTCCGCCGACGCTAAGAAGACCTTGCACCGAGTCGATATGGAGCTGGTGTATTCAATGAGCCGCCCGCCACGCAATAATGAGAGCCTACCACTGGGACGGATCCCGTACCGGGATGATTCCCAGTTAACCGTTGCAAGCGTAACGTCGGTGCCAGCGTCGGCCTTTTTGGCTAGCGGTGGGAGCGGCAGTAATAGAGGAATCCTATAATGGCCATTAATCTAACAAATCTATTTACCGATATCGGTCTGTTTCTAAACGCGGCGAACATGCGAGTTACCGGGGCCGCGAATACCAGGGCGGAAGTAGAGGACGCCCTCCAGGGCCTACCCACTGGTATCGAAACCGAGGCCGTCCGCAATGGGGTCTATTCCGGATTGCAGGACGACGAGGGAACCGTAAACGGGGCCCTTTCGTCTATGGTCGCCAGGCCGATCCGCCGCCATGTCATTGAGACGGTCTACGCCGATCAGCCCCTGATTGACCGATCCCCGTTGGTCGCGATCGCGGAAGTGATCCGGCAAATGAACGCGGCCGCCGAGACGGTGAAATCTCCAGTCGTCAGCGTCACCCCTGCGTATTCCGGAACAGGATCCGGCCTGGTTGTGACGGATACCAAACTCCCCAACGGAAACCCGGCCGTTCATGCCCTGGCGGAAGTAATCACCGGCCGCTGCGCTTCAATATCGCCCAACGGATCCGGCTCTTTCGCTTTTTCCGGCCAGTCGGCCGTTGCCCCTTTGGCGTATGACTGGCCATCTGGAACGGGCGTATTAGCGACGGTGGCAACCCATACGGCCACTTCTCAGTCGAACCTGATCACTAATGCCGACTTCGCCGTGGGCGATGACGACGAAACACAATCGCCTACCGGATGGATCCCCGGCACGGCCACGATCGGGACCACCCTCCACCTGACAAACACAGAAGTCCAGACCGTAGTGATTAGCGGGACGCCGACCAGTGGATGGTATCAACTGCACTTTACAAACCAGGACAGCGAGCAGCAAAGCACGACGCCCCTGGCCTACAACGCACCTGGTGCCGACGTACAAACGGCCCTCCGCGCTCTAAATGGCCTGGGATCGATCACCGTGGCGACAACTGGCACCGATCCAGACTTCACCCACACCATCACCTTTGTAAACGTGCCTAATCCGGGCGTATTGACATCCACCGAAGTAACGGACAGCGGAGCCATCGCGCACGCGACGACGGTGGCCGGTGCTACTCAAGTATTCCGCGGGGCCAGGTCCCTCGAGTTTGTGGGCGATGGGGCCCAGTTGACGGATATCTACGTCCCGGTAAATGTCGCCGCGAACACCGCCTACATGCTTTTCTACATCAAGCAGCATGAGACAAGCACGGCCGCTGGAGAATTTGAAATCTCGCTGGTAGATGGGATCGGCGGCACGGTCATCACGGACGATGAGGCCGTTGCCTGCGAAACGGGAGATAGCTCGATAATTGCTGGCGGTGGCACCTGGGACGAAGCCGGGGCAGTATTCCGCACGCCCGCCGTGCTGCCTGAAACGGTTTACCTCCGTATAAAAGTGACTACCGCCATCACGGCCGCAAAAAAACTATGGTTTCACGAAATCGGCCTGGTGGAAATGACCGAGCTTTATCGCGGCGGCCCAAATGTCGCCGTTTTCACTGGGGAGACACATTGGCTACAGACCGGCCAGACCAACGAATCAGAAATCACTCTCACAGTTGCAACTAACGTCACCACGACCGCCGAGGGAGCTATCCACCGCTGGCTGGACAGGATATTCGCCCTGCGTGAGTCTCGTTTGTACTTCCCATCGACGACCGGCGCACCTGATTACGCCGATTCACTGATCACATAGGACAAAAAGGGGATATTTTCAGCCTCTTTTTGTCCTATTCCTGCCCAGTTGCTACAATCCAGGGCTAACGACGTGCCTGGACGAACCGGGCGGACTTCTGAAAACCTTTCTCAGCCAAACAAGCGAGGAAAAAATGACTTATTACCCCCGAACAGTTTTGCACGGCACCGATCAGAGCGGGCCCACCTTTTCGACCCGGCCCGGCAATGCAAACTTTGGCCACAGCTATTACCAAGAGGACACATTCGGCCAGATTATCCGCGACTCCAAAGAGGCCGAGTGGGTTCCCGTCGCTGGCGTGATCCCGTTCTATTACAGTTTTGGAGTTCACGGCGGAGCAATCTCCACGATCGACCTGGCCACAATCCCCGATAATTTCGTGATCTATCACGGCAATTACGACGTTTCTACTGCCCTGGTGGGCGCTGGCGCGTCGGTGGCGTTTGGCTGCAATACGACGACCGACCTAGCTACCGCGATTGCCATCGGAACCTCTGGCACCGCAGGCCAGCACGCGCTGATCCCCGACTGGGCGACCATCGGCGATGCCGTCAAAGCCACAGCGGCCCGCACTCTCCAGTTTACGATCTCGGGCGGTGCTTTAACCGCTGGCGTGATCCGCGGCTGCCTTTGGGGCAATCTATCCGACTAACCGACAAGGGGCCATAGCGGCCTTTTCTTCGATGCCCTGGCCCGAATCCGAACCGGGCTAGGGCGTTTTTTTATGAAAGCACCGCCAAAATGCTAAAGCTAGGATTCCTGACTCCGTCCCTATTTCTGGGCGGAGCCGAGCGCTGGGTAATCAGTCTGGCCAGTGGGCTCCAGGCCATGCAACCGGCCGGGTGCGTCCTGACCGAGCACCTTAACTATGACGATACGATACTGGAGGCGGCCCGCCAGGTCATGCCGTCCGTGCTCCTCCCCGAGAATGACGCGGACACCCATCAGGCGATCCGATCCCTGGCCGCAAAAAGTAACGTCCTCCTATCCTGGGGAATCTCCGACCTGGCCGACCTTACCCGCGGGATCAAAGTCCCGGTGATCGAGGTTTCCCACAGTGACGGAGCCTGGCCCGACCAGCGGGCTATGCTGGCCAGGTCATCCCGCGGAGCCTGGGGGCACGTAGGCGTCTCTCACACGGCCGCTACGGCCTTCCCGCCGGACATGCCGCGGGATCCATCGGTAATATACAACGGAGCCGACGCGAACCGAGCGGCCCCGAGGTGGGGCCGTGAATTCCTCCGTGATCGGCTGGAAATCGAAGCCCAGCGGAAGGTCGTCCTATTCCTCGGCCGTTTCTCGAGAGTGAAGCGGATCGATCGCCTAATCTCGGCGATGACGTACCTGGAAGATTGGGACTGTATGCTGGTGGGCGAAGGGCCCGAGGAACGGAATCTCCGCGACATGGCCGACAGCCTGGCACCTGGCCGCGTCCACTTCGTCCCGGCCGTCGATCACCCCGGCGACTGCTACGCCGCGGCCGATGTATTCTGCCTGCCGTCGGACTATGAGGGATTCCCGCTGGTGCTGGCCGAGAGCTGGCTGGCGGGCCTTTCGACCGTTACGGCGGATTTCAGTTTTGCCCGCGAGATCAATCAAGAAACGGGTGTTGAGTTCTGCCACATTGCCGATCGGAACAACGTCCAGCAGCTGGCCGCGGCGATCTCGGGCGCGCCGACTCCAGCCAAGTCCTCGACGACGGCGGCGGCCTGGAGGGAATTCACCCTCCCGCGATTCGTCGCCAGGTGGGAGCGATACCTAACTGGAGTCGTGAGCGAGACGAGTAGGGGGGCATTAGACCGATGAGGACCTCCCCCGAAAACGTCTGCATTGGAGCCTTTCCCGAGGACCACCCCGAGCGGATCCTCCACGACAAACGCTACGGCCTGGCCTGCGAAGTGGCCGGTGGGATTACCATCGACGCGGCCTGCGGTTTTGGATTCGGATCCGAGCAACTGGCCCGCAAGTCGGCCGTGACAACCGTCCTCGGCTACGATCGGGACCAGACCGCGATCTGGCACGGCCAGGCTCTCTACGCCAGGCCGCGAAAAAAGGACAAGGCCGCCACGCCGTTGACGTTTCACTGCGAAGACCTCGAGGACCCCGTATTTCCCCTCTGCGATACGTTCGTTTGCATCGAGACACTGGAACACCTGGAACGGCCGGAGACGTTTGTGGCGGCCGCCTGCCGATCTGCTGCCGAGCGGATTGTAGTCTCCACGCCAATCGTTCCGACCACCGCGACAAATCCCTGGCATGTGCAGGATTTCACCGTCGGCCAGGTCAATAAATTGTTTGCTGATCGCGGTTGGTATTCCGGTTGGACGGAGTTCGTTAAAGATATCTACCTTCTCGCCGTCTACATTCCGGAGCCGCGGCGATGAAACCATACTACGACAAAGACGGAATAACGATCCACCGCGGCGATTGCCTTGAGATCATGCCGACGCTAGATGAGAACAGCGTAGACAGCATAGCTACCGATCCGCCTTATGGCTTGTCGTTTATGGGTAAGGAATGGGACCACGGCATACCGGGTGAGCCGTTTTGGATCGAAGCGTTACGAGTCGCCAAGCCAGGGGCGCATTTATTGGCGTTTGGCGGCACGCGAACCTACCATCGTTTGGCTTGTGCTATCGAGGATGCTGGTTGGGAACTTCGTGATTGCATCATGTGGGTTTACGGTAGTGGATTTCCGAAGTCGTTGGACGTATCAAAAGCGATTGACAAAGCTCGAACCGAAGACGAACCGCGAATCAGGGAGATCTGCCGTTTTATCCGTTCCGGTATGGACGCGGCGGGCCTGAAGTCTAGATCGCTTACCCATCTATTTGGCGATTGCGATCCACGTTTGATAGACCACTGGGCCGCACGTGACACCGACAGTCAACCCAGCTTACCGACTCGGGAGCAATTCGAGAAAATTAAGGCCGCGCTTGATCTCGGGAATGATGTCGATCGACTATTCACGCAACTAGATGCGAGGAAGGGGGAGCGGTCGGACGACTGGAAGGCTGCCGAGATCGTCGGGGCATACGCTGGCGATCCCGGAGGACTCGGCGGTAAGCGCTTCACCCGCAATGACAATTTGAAAAGAGCGCCAGCCACCGACGAAGCCAAGAAATGGGATGGATGGGGGACCGCATTAAAGCCGTCGTATGAACCAATCATCGTAGCTCGCAAGCCACTAGAGGGAACGGTAGCCGCGAATACTCTCAAGTGGGGAACCGGGGGAATCAACATCGATGGTTGTCGCGTAGCGCTGAATGGAGATTATAAGTGCGGGGCAAATGGCCGACCGTCTCAAACGGGACTAGGGGACAACTACGACGAATCTAAAGCAAATCAGCATAGCGAAACCGGCAGATTCCCAGCCAATCTAATACACGACGGCAGCAAAGAAGTGACGGGGCTATTCCCAGAAACGACTAGCGGTAGACTCAAGCCATCTCACATCGACCGAGGGAAGCAGCGAGGCAGGCTTGGGGCGTATAAGGGGCGGGAGATTACGGCGGAATTCGGCGGCGACTCAGGTTCAGCCGCAAGGTTCTTCTACGCTGCGAAAGCCGACTCCGCAGAACGTCGCAAATCAAATCACCCTACCGTCAAGCCGTTGGATCTGATGCGTTACCTAGTCCGACTCGTAACGCCGGTTGGCGGGATAACGCTAGACCCGTTTTTAGGCTCAGGTACAACGATAGAAGCAGCAAGGGCCGAAAGTTGCAAAGCAATCGGCATTGAATTGTCAGGGGAATACTGCGAGGACGCAATCGCCAGGTTAACACAAGGGGTTTTATTTTGACGCGGCCGCCACACATCAAAACAGTTTACGCCATCGCCGCGGGATCCCGGTCGGGATCTACTTTATTGTGCCGGTTGTTAGAATCTGCTGGCCTGGGGGATCCGCGGGAATACCTGAACAAGGACCACCGCAAGGCCAACGGGAGTTTTGACCGCCCCGACGACGAATATATCGAGTCGCTGCTGGAAGGTCACCGGGGAAGCATCTGGGGCACTAAGACGGTGCGGCTCCAGTTCCTGGAGAAGCTGGTGGCCACGGCGGGCGTCGACTACATAATCCGATTGACCAGGCGGGACACCATCCGCCAGGCCGTCAGTCTCTACCGCGCGAGATCCACGGGCCAATGGGGATATGACGCCGAGAACGACGCACCCCGTCAATCCGTCGAATTCGACCGCCAGGCGATCCAGGCGGCCCTCGACCAGATCCACGGCCATGTCGACCGCTGGGAGGCCTTCCTGGAGTCGACAGATATCCCCGTCCTGCGTCTCACCTACGAGGACCTGGTAGCGAACATGGACGCCGAGGTACGCGTACTGGCGATGGATATGGGCTATCCCGTCGGCCCGGCTACTCCGATCACTACGCCGACGCTGCGGGCCTCTGACGATCTGACCGACGACCTGGTGCGGAAGTTTTTGGGAGAATAGGGTAAACTCCAACGAAAAGGAGGGCCCGCCATGGCCAGAGTAGACTCAAGCCCCGACGAAATCCTGACCGCATTTATCAACCGGATTATCAGCAAGGTCGGCGATGCGACGGCCGACAGCTGCTTTATTTCTGACGATCCCGACGAGATCCCCGCCGCCAATCCAAGCGACTGGATTTACGTCGTTTCAATGTCACCTACCGGGAGTTTCCATGAGGGGAACATGGTCGGCGGTGGCCGTAATCAGATCACCGTCGAAACAAAATTAATCCTGACCGTCCACAGCACGGCCCAAAACGACGAACCAGGCCACGCCGTCCGGATGTTCACCGACCCAACCCGCGGCCTGCTCCCCAAGCTCGGCGTCTGCCTCTGGGCACTGGCGATCGAGGAGCTGACCAACCCGGCCGGGGATAACATCCTCAGTCATCCGCTACACCCGGACCAATATCACTGGATGAGAAAAGACCGGACGCAGAGCAATATCCAGCAGGGCTTTGATGTTGAGTTCGACTGGGACCTGGAAAAATATAACAGCGAGTGACCGATGCCGAATAATTTCCACGAACTATCTTACGCCGGTGCTTCGCTGCTGGTTGACCAAGACCGCCAGGCGGCGGAATTCCTTGAACGAAATCAAGACCTCTGCGACCTGCGGGCCTTTTCCAAGCCTAATCACTACTTCGACACCCGCGCCGAGCGCAAGGGATGCCAGGCCGGGCTCCCGGTCCCCAACTACAGTCCGCCGCCGCCGCTACGACTGAACCAACTCTACTGGCCCACCGGGGCCGCCCGCTGGTCGAGGGGCGTATTCCTGGCGACGACTGCATCAAAAGATGCCATGGTCGCCGCGACATCGGGCGGGACAGTGGCGGCGGCCCTGCACTTTAAGTCGGAAGCCGAAGAGGTCGACAATGAAGAATTTGACGCGAAAATGTACATGCTGCCACCTCGGCGTATTTCCTGCACTGCGTCGGACGATGACGACCTCCAACACCTCTGGCTTATTCCGCTAGTCGATGAGCGTTACTGGTGGCATTTTATGAGTGTCGACTACACGCTGACCTGGTGTGATTCCTGGACTGACCTCTATGATTATCTGATCGCCGCGGTGCCAGGCCTGATCCTGGCGATCTCGGAAATCAACCCCGCCTATCTCTACCCGGATCCCGTCGAGTTTGCGCGGCCAAATGAAAACGTGGCCCTGCTCCTCGACGCCGTCGCCCACTCGATCGGCCACCGTATTACCCGCGACGTAAACGGGGATGTTAAATCGATGGACCTGGCGACCTCGGAGGAACTCTACACGCAGAATATGTCGGATGATACGATTTGGTTCCGGATCGCTGGCGGCGTCATTCACGATATCCCGGTCCCCGAAGAGGTCGCCGTTAGCTTCCCGAAACTAAAAGCTAAATGTTGCCCCGACCTCGGCCAACACACGATAGAGAAATCGAACACCCTGGACTCCGGTATCTACACCACGCAAGACGTTTCGGGGGCCCGGCACTCGATATTTTCGACGGCCTACGCGGAATTCTGCAATGGATCGCCGAGCAACTCCAGCGAACTTGACGACCTGGCTACCGCGATCGCGGCGGATTATTACCTTTCGATGGCGGGCCAGTGGGATCACACTTTCGTCGGCCTGCGGACAGAGTGGAAGGCCCTGGCCCACGACGATTATTCCCTTTACGTTTTCGGCGACGAGTACGAAAAGGATTACCCGGACCTGGTCACAACCGAGGAGGGATTTTCTAATACGGATTCCATTTTCGATACCGTGGCGACCAGCAACTACGAAAATAGAATCTTCCACCGCGTACAATCCCAGGCCCTTAATTTCGGCGTCAAAAATCAACTATCCCAGGGCCAGCGGTTATGCCTTAGTGATCTTGGATCGGTAGTGCGAATCGAGATCAAGGACGGCCAGATCCTCGATCCTGGTGGGACCGCTTTCGCCTGGCTGGTGATAAAGGACGATTATGGGAATTACGTCCGAACGAATTGCACCGGAGCCGTTGAAGATCCCTTCTGCCGGAATTACATCCCCTGGGGCGAGCGAGTATTCGCCGCCGTCTTTTGCGACAGTTGCACGGTAGAGCCGATCGGCGAGAACGGCCTGGAACGGCTGGGAGTTGTCGACGATGTAAAAATCGCTTGCGACGCTTCCGGCTCCGTGATCATTAAGCGGCCCACCGGCTGGACCGATCCCTGGTCCCCGTCTTCCGATGAATGCACGATCGAAACGGATCCCGGCCCGAGCGTTACCCCCGCCTGCACGCCTGACGAGGTAGTGGAGACGATCACGGCCTGCAACGAATGGGGACAAAGTCAGAAATGGTTTAAGTTCGACGAGGTCTATTTGCGATGGTACCCCGATCATTGCAAGTGGATGATCCTACCCTTTCCCAAGAATAAAACGATACGGGGAACTCTAGCCGAAGACATGTGCGAAAACGGAGTTTTTGATATCGACGTTCCACCGACCGCGATGGATCTCTGCGCGACAGAAGCCGCGACAACCGTCCGCAACCGTTACTACCACAAGGCCGACGACGGGGCCGAGTTCCTGGCGACCTGGGACGAAACGGCCTGCGAGTGGGTAGTCCAGGATGTCCTGAAAAAAGACCTTTGTCCGCTGACCGATGTCTGGGTAGACAGCGGTTGCACCTGCATCGTCAAAGCCGGGATTCCGATCGTGGCGGAATACTGCACCACCGAAATTCCGACCGACGGCTGCCTGATTATTAATATCCTCGAGTGTCCCGACGGCTCTGGCTCTGGCTCTGGCTCCGGATCCGGCTCTGGTGCGGACTGCGATCTTACCTTTACTTTCTCCGCTTTATGTTGCACCTAACATGGCACAAGTTTACAAACACTCGACCAGCTGCGCGCTGATTAAATACTCTGGTTCCTGCGGAATCTCAAAGGATCCCCTTTGTTGTGATTGCGACGGCGGCCAGGTCGGGACGGGATGCTATGCGTTCGAAGATTTTGGCGCTAACGATGGGAGTGACGGCCTGACCGGGACGTTTATCGACGGCCGCACACTCGACGGAACATCCCGCATCAGCTGCCTCGGGCCTGGGTATGACAATAATTTCTCGCCGCTTCGTACCTGGGATTCAACTTCGAGTGATTTTGAATTCGCCGGGGATGGCACCGTCTTTGCATTGTCGAACGGCGCGCGGTCGGTTATCGATGCGAACCGGAATACTGGCTACGTCGAAGTGGGAGGGCCTGACCACCCGACGACAGTGGGTGAGTATATTTCTCTAATAATCCCAGGCTATGAGTGCCGCTGGGAGGTCACCGACTACGTGGCGACTCAAACAAAAATGAAATTGCGAGTGATCGACACCAGCGACGACTCGACTTACTTCCTATCCAACCAATGGAGCGCGGGATTTTCAACCGGCTCCTACGTTTTCAATGCCTACATCGGCGACACAAATACACAGATCTACCACAACGACGCGGGCGTTTTGCGACACTACTGCGACCTGCCGACGGGAGCCGCTGGCGATAAGTGGGGGATCAAAGCGACCACCGGATGGAACATTAGTTTTTTCGAATACTGGTGCTTAGACGACGACGACGTTACCGGCTGTTTTGGTGACGACCTTTGCCTTTAATCTGGAGAAACGATGGGCCGCCAATATGAACACATCGGACACAGTGGAGAGTACGCCATCTTCTCCATGATCGATGGAGAATTCACCGCCACCTGGAGCAAAGACAAAAAGCTAACCGAGTCGGACCTACCGCCAGGCTCTCAGTGGGCGGGCCGGTTTGATCCGCGACTCAATACGGTATCAGTCAAAGGCGGGCCGAGCTTTCCGAACCTGCCCCGGAACCTGATGGAAAAACTCACTGATCACTTCCCCGGTGCCCGGCCGGTGCTGTTTCATTTCGATAAAGATCCGCCGCCAGCTGCCGTCGATGATTTTTCGATCCCGCCCGCCCCTTACGATTGCATTTACCGCGGCGCACACGTTGGCCGTGCCCCGTGCCGATCCTGCGGCGGTGCCAAGAAGAAAGCGATCTACACCTGCACCAGTGAAGACGTAGAGCAAGACCATTGCACCGTGCGGGCCTACGGCCGCGACCAGCCCGAGGCTATTTGTCTCCGCTGCGATCACCGCCGAGAGCCGCCCGTAGATTGGATTGATCCCGCTATCCTCGAGAAGGCCAGGACGGCCATGAATGAGCCGCCGAAGAATAACGCGGCGGACTGGCAGAGCAAGCCCGCCGTTCGCCAGGCCCACCGCCTGGCCGCCAGTGTCCAGGCCGCAAGTCGCGAGGAGCCGCCCGAGAGCCTGGAGGGCCGCGGGATCGTTACCCTGGCCGGTGGGAAGTATTTTACATGTGCTTACGTCCTCTGCCGTCTACTCCGCGACCTGGGGTGTGAGTTACCGATTCAATGGTGGTATCTCGACTGGCGCGAGATGGATCCGAAAATGAAACGGATGGCCGAGGAAATCCCCGGCGTGACGACCGTCGATGCGTCCAACGTCCTCGACAAGAAAAGAATCATGGCCGGGTGGCAACTGAAGGGGTGGGCGATCGCTAACTCGGGATTCGAGGAGGTCCTATTCTTGGACTCCGACCAGGTCCCTACCGCCGACCCTACCTACCTTTTCGAAACCGAGGAATACCTGGCCACCGGCGCGATACTCTGGCCGGACTTTGTGGGGAGCACCCGCGGCCACGATATCACCGCCCAGGCCTTCGAGGATCTAAGCCTGGCCGTGCCTGGCAAAGAAACCTTCAAGAGCTACGAATCCGCAAACCAGCGGCCAAAGGACTACACGCCTACCGAAACTGGCCAGATACTAATCAACATTGAGAAGTGCTGGGATGAATTACGATTCGTTAATTGGATGTCCGAACACAGCGATTTTTGGTACGGCCATGGCCAGCAACTGCATTACAATAACTGGCTGATGTACGGCGACAAATCGACGTACTACCTGGCCTGGCATAAGCTCGGCACCGAATACGCCAGGCCGCCCGCCTGCACCTGGATCGGCAAGGCAAACGACGATATAGGCGGATGCTTTCAGCAGAAAGATTTCGAGGGAAAAACGGTCTTTCAGCATCGTTGCCAACCTACGTGGAAATACCGCCTGCACGGCGTGAATCTGCACGCCCCGGAATTTGTCCACGGCGATAAATTCGATCGATACATCGAAGAACTGCGGGAGATCTGGGACGGCAAAATATGGTCGCCGCTGCTGGCCACCAAGGAGAAACTGGCGGCCAATTCCGGCCGGTTTATTTTATTTCGTGGCGATCGCAAGGAACACATAGAGCTACGCCCAAACGGCACGACCACCAGACTGGACGGCGTGACACACTGGACGACGATCGGCGAAGGAAGCGAGGAGAGAATAGTATTAGGCGACGGCCGCGGTGGCGAGTCGTGGCTGGGCCGGACACCCAGCGGGGCCGGGTGGGAGAATCACCAGACAGATCGTTTCCTGGCCTACGGCCCGCCACCAGGCTGGAAAATGGAGCTAGGCCGCACGGAGATAGGAATGTTTGAAGCGATAACCCACGCAGACGAGTACGGAGTTATTAGGCATTGGCTGCCAGGCCCGGTAGTTGTCGATGTCGGCGGACATGTGGGGATCTTTTCCGATCTGATCCACCGCCAAGGCCAGAATAAGCTATCTCTATTGCAGATAGGGCCGCCAGAAGTGTTTTGCGTCGAACCCGATCCGAAGAACCTGGCCGACCTCCGCCACAATCTCCGAAAATGGGCCGCCAGGACGACGATTATCCCGATGGCCCTGGGCGATCAACTGGCCAGCCCTGAACTATTGAAACTAGCCCCGAAGCGTCACACCGGAGAAAAGCAACTGCACCACGGTCCAGGCGGTCCTGATGTCGTAACGATCGGCCTGGACTCGATAATCCGTTTTGCCAGTAACGACGGCCAGCGGCGGGTGAACTTGCTCAAAATCGATTGCGAGGGCGGGGAGTGGCCGGGCCTCTTCAGCGCGAATGATCTCGGCCTGGTCGATATAATCGTGGGGGAGTATCACCTGGGCGACTTCACGGAGTCGACGCCCGAGTGGGCCTGGACTTCCCGCCACCGAAAATACAACGTGGACATGCTCCGCCAGTTGCTGATCGATAACGGATTTCGGCCAAGTATCAAGCCAAACCCCGCCGTTCATGACGGCTTACTGGGGAACTTCCAGGGGATCCGATGCGACAACCCCGCGACCCCTTTCCCGGTGGATCGTTTGATATTTCTCCACGTACCAAAGACCGGCGGGACCAGCCTAAACGCGGTCCTGGCAAAAACAGTAGGACTCTGGCCAAGAGCAAGGCCGCACGACGACTGGACGCAGACCGCCGACGATAGCCTGGCCCTGATGATTTTACGGGATCCGATGGAGCGGATGATCTCCCACTATAACCATGCATTCACCCGCTGGGAGCATCAGCACAATATTCCCGACGCGGTGGCCTGGATCAAGTCGCGGCCGAGCCTGGCCGAGTTTATGGCCCGACCGGAAATCGATCACATATTCCACAACGCATTCACTCGGGTATTAGCTGGGAAGGCCTACCACCGCCGGGCCGAGCCGTTGACAGATGCCGACCTCGCCCTGGCCCGCCGTCGACTGGCCGAGATGTTTTGGTATGGAGATTTCGCGGATCTGGAGGACTCCACGCAAACTTTGTCGAATCTACTCGGTGTGGACATCGCCCTGCCACATTTCAACCCGGCCATATCAGACGTGCGGATCACGGCCGCGGACTTCACGGCCGAGGACCTGGCGGCCGTCGCCGATCGCAACCGCGCGGACATCGAACTTTACAAAGAATTTAGATACGAAAAAGCCGGACCAGGCGGGCAGACCTGATCCGGCACAAAGTGACCTCGAGGGTAGAAGAGGCCACCTGACTGCTAATGTGCCGCTTCCTGCGGCGTTCCTCCGTGCGGGCTAACCAGTCCCTGGTCCGCCGCGGCCATATTCAACGACATCAATTCCGTGCGTCGGACATTGACATCTTTCGGGCCATCGAATCCCAGGCAAACAATGGAGCCTTTTATCTTCAGTACCTTCACGCTCATGTTTCCGCCGATGATAACCGACTCGCCAGATCGTCTACTCAATACAAGCATTTTACAAATCCTTTTGATGTTGTGGGGATGTGCTTCCTAGCAGTTGTCGACCAGAATCCTCGGCCAACTTTAATCAATCCCCTCCATGATTATTTTCTCCACGATTCGAAAACTTAGCCTAAATTTTCGGGCGAGTCAAACCCGATATAAAACCGATTGACAACGCAACCGATAAACGGGTAAGATCTCCATCCGTGGAAGTATTACAGCTGGAGGGGAAAAGTGAATCAATTTTGCATATCTGGACCCGATCGCGTAGTTGTCGGACCTCGGGGGGAATCACTGCGACCGCGCGACACTCCCGCCCATCTTCGTCCCGCTATTATCTTCGTTCGCGATGACGGCTGGAGCCTGGGGGCCTGCAAGGCCCTCGCCCAGACCGCGCGGGAGATGTACGAGGACGAGTGGGATTACGCCGTAATCGTTGCCACTGGCCGAGAGTATCCGCTTGTATTCCAGGCGATGCACACACTACTCAAAGGGAACTAAAAATGTTAAGCGATTTGAAACTGTTATTAGAAATGTCGCAGGTTTACGAATCTGTGCAGCGTAAACATGTTGTACGCGAACAGGTAGAGGAGCACATACGGCGGGGGGAAGCGGTGGACCTGGACATCTACCCGCGCGGTACGGTGCTTTATTCCTATGATTACATCGACGCGGCGATAACCGAGCACCTTGTAGTTAGTCCTTGGCGGGCAATAACGTATGGAAGAGACGCCGAAATCCTATTGCGCGAGCATTACGAAGGGTTTTTGACGACCGACAGAGACAAAGCCCACCTCTGCTGCGTGACCGCAACCCTAGACGCCGAGGGAGAGGACACGTTTCGCACTGATCTAGGGGACTCTATAAGGTATCACGAAAAATGTCTTCAATCCCTCAATACGACCCAGGCCATTCTTAATGAACTGACGGCGGAGGGGGAGCAATGAGCAGAAAACTAACGAAGGCCGAAAAAGCGATGTTCGGCGAGTTTATGGCGGAGTTCCCGTACTGTATGGCCTGCGGGATCGATCCGCGATGTTTCTGGCCGGTTGATCGTCCGCG